GATAGCAAAATTATGGCTTTTCATGGTCCGTATATTTGCGCCTATTCGATAGCAAAATTATGGCTTTTCATGGTCCGTATATTTGCGCCTATTCGATAGCCGTTTTTATTGTTCTTAATATAAGGAAGAGTAGCCGAAAAACTACAATAAACCATAGTTTAAAACCGCGTTAAATGTTTGCGATTAAATCAGTATTTGGTTGTTCACTTTTGGTTGTTTTTCAGACCTAAAAAAAGTTTTTTTTAAAAAAAAATTCAGACATATTTTTTATAAAATTTTGACGTAAAACGATTATAAAATCGATATGGGGCAATAAATGTACGGCACCCCCATCCTGACCACACATCTAAACCCACACCCCCATCCTGACCACACATCAAAAATATAGTAGGCCCACCGAGCAGCACTTAAACGAAAAAATATCCAACACAAATTTTATTTTGTGTTGGATATTTTTTTGTTTATATCGTAAATAATCCGAGGCGAGAAACCTTAGCAGATTCTTTGCGGCCTCGTTCGACCTTAGCTGTTTTAGCGTTATGACATTGATGACATAATGACCGAAGATTTGAGAATGAATAAGATTTAGATTTATCGTCTTGTATTTCAATTACGTGGTCGATTACATCAGCGGCCTTATCTATATCATTATCTAAACAGTCCTCACAAAATGGTTGGACCGCAAACTTCTTAGCAGATAATACTTTCCATCGTTTGGTTGAGTATATCAACTGCCCACGAATGTTTAGTTGGTGGGCTAGCTTTTTACGAGGGGGGGCATCTTTTTTATGCTTGTGTTTTTCACAACGTACCCCCTCCACTTGCTTGTTGATTATGACACGACATCTTGGTGATGTGCACTGGATTTTAGACATATCGTTTCCTTAATGCTTCGGCAATTTTAGGTTCTTGTGTCATGGCCAAATGAATAGCATGTTCGTGTTTTTTTCTCTTCCATGCTGTATGTGCATCTAATGGATTATCGTATGCACCCAAATACTCTGTGCGTCTAGTTGTTGGGTTTCTACATCTTGAGGTGTATTTACCTTTATCTATAGTAACACCCATAGGTAATATTGATGCTCTACTGGAACCACCATCAGTCAGGAATAAATTTATATGTCGTTCTAAGAAAACGCAATTATCTGGGCTATATATTTTATTATCTAATACTAATATATCTTTATCTAATTCTTTATCTTGCCATTTTTGCAAAACCATCCAGCTTCTAAAATTAGAAAAATATTTCCATTCTTCACATACACCACAGCCAATATATGATGGTTTAGCTTTATGGTATGTGACCGAATAACATCGTTCAATCATACTAACCCACTTAATATAAAATGGGCATTTCCATAGACTTTTAAATTTTCTAGTGTTTCCAACTTTGGGTAGTTCTTCTCTTATGTGTGTGACGTAATCTGCATCATTTATACCGAAGCCACAAACTAATTTAGACATACATCATACCTCCATTCGAAAAAATATACTACCATTAAAGTGGGAGTATATTTTTATATCATTTATTTAGTCTTTACGTATCTAACACATGATGTTCCGTGATTGTTTAAGTATGACTTTTTAGTGCGAGCTGTTGCATTACAGTGTGGACATTTTAAGTCTTCTGGAACTTCCGGCTCTTCAGCTTTAGGTTCAACGACTTTAGTTTCAACTGTTGGGTCAACGATTACTTTGGTTTCTAAATCAGGTTTCAATGATTTGTTTCCTTCTGTAGTTTCGACACTTGGTTCTTCACTAATCAAGTCGATAAAGTCTTCTTTCTTTGGTGCTGGTTCTTCCAACACTACCGGAGCAACTTCAGGTACAACATCGCCAGCAACTAATAGTTCAAGTGCTTTGATTTTGTTACTTAATGATTTACGGGTATGTATATCGTTCGGAATTTCCAAACTAAACAATTTAGCATATTTAACTACACCGATATGGCATAATGTACGAGCATATTCCATATTGAATTCATCAGTATGTTCAAACTTTTCTTCACCTAAAAACTGTACAGTTAGACCGTGTGTTCTTAAGTATTTTGCCGCACATTCAGCTCGACCTTCTTCAGTTAACCCTTCTGGGTTGACAATAATATGTTGGTTCATGATTGTATCCTATTCAATTAATTTAATAAAATACACTCTTGAATGTACTTTAGTAAATAGAACTTAAAGGGAATGGGAAGATGTACCATCATTGGTAGGAGAGGACCAATAACCGTACACCTTCCACGAAGGCAATCGTTCTCGATTAGCGAACCACCGTGTGGTGGAGCATGCTTTATCGTCAATATGACGGAATGTTACGAATGTTAACGTCCACTGGTAAACATACAAACTATCGGACGAGTACTAGGTTTTTATCGTGGTCTGCTTTGCCACTATCACACTCGCGCAGGGAGCTGTTCTTATGGGTAGCTGGGTCATGGTGTGCGGATATCGTCTACACAATTTGAGCATCAATGATAGGCTTGGTAGACATAAAATGTAAGTAGACCTCTTACAGCAGTATTCCTCCCTTACGGGGAATTGAATTCGGAACTACAGCATCACAGCTTTGTATATGACAGAGGCAATAGGCAAGTATTACAATATCATTTTGTCGCTTCTGTATGGTTTTGTGCTTGTTCCTGAAATGGTGGGAGCGTTGCAACCGTTACTGGTTTATCTGCGATTTCACACATATCGATATGTTCCGCCTCCAAGCCAAGATAATGGCTATTATAATTTGTTACGTTAAACACAGACTTTTACTGCACCGTTTATTCCATAGCTAATGGATATTCCCCTTAACGTCCGAGGTGGTGTTTACTTATATGTATTATGAACTTTGCTTAGTAGGTTGAGCACCTATCTTTAACATTCATTAGCATTTTCATACTTGAGAGTTCTCACACTCTTACACATTTAATTTGGTGAACCTAGGCGGACTCGAACCGCTCCTTCCTCCTGTTATGAGCAGGGAGCATTAACCAGTTATGCTATAGGTCCATATATTTTTGTTTGTATATTCAGGGAGTGCAAAGTGCCGTTACATAAACGCTACAATTCAAGTATGACTGTAACTGGTAATTCTACCGCATCTAGTCAATTATACCATTACAATATAATCCGTAGAACATCTCTTTCCCATGTTAGCACCCGTATAGTGACTTAGTCACGAAGATACAAACAAAAATATTCCTTTACACAACATATGAAAGGGGTAAATATGACCACTATTTACAAAGGGATTTATTAAACGTTTACAAGGCATAAACGGATACCATTCTTTCGAATTTGGCGGACTGTATAGGATTCGAACCTTGACTGGGTTAGCATGACCCATCAGTAAACATATTAGGGACCAGTTCCCTACTTCAGATATAAACCTTTACGTTTTCGGCTTATTCGTTATATCGTTATGTTTTATTACAGTCCATATTTGGTTGAGATGGCTGGACTCGAACCAGCAAACCGTATACTCGGTGACAAACTCATTCGTCTGTTATGTTTCCGTTGCATCACATCTCTTTAAAGTGTTGGGAGTCACCGTGCATAATGACTTTACGTGCTAACTCCTTCGTAGCACAACCTTTGTGACATTTGTTTAAACTTAGATACCCACGAAGCTCTTCCGTATCAGTATCCTCAATCGTTAAAGAGTGTCTTATCTCTTAAGCTGTCGGGCTTTATCCAACCATTAGGTGAATCTCTTTATTAGCGCAGAAGAAATTATATCACATGTTTCATGTTTCGCCAACATGTACGCATATTCTTTCTTTTTATTTGCCCATGATGCATGGGCGGCATTTGCGTCATCGAATGTGCCTAAATGCACTCTATTTTTTGTTATTGGTTCTCGTATACTTGACTGGAATTTTTTACCTTTTTTCAATACGCCAACAGGTAGATTATATTTATCTGTTGGTATAATTTGTATAAAATTATTTATTTGGCTAGTTATAAACACACAAGTATTCGGTCCATATATATTATTACCAATAACCAACAAATCTTTATCTAGTTGTTTACCAATATAATCTTGGGTTATCATCCAATTTCTAAAATTCGAAAATAATTTCCAGTCATCGCACACCTCACAATCTAAATATGTTGGGTGCATTTTATGGTACAATACAGAATAACACCTACACATCATAGATTTCCATCTGTTATAAAATGGACATCCTCTAGTCTTGTAATCTGCGTCGTTTATTCCGACACCGTACATCATTCTAGCCATATATATTCCTCCGATGGTAGGAGGTCGCGCAATCACTGCGTTAACCAAATTCGTTCAGATACTTGCGGTAGCTATCTCTTCTAACGTCGCCATTATTGCATGGCAAATTGTGTGACGTCAAGAACTTTTTTTGTTTATCTACTTTGTTATTTTTCGGCTTAAGCCAATCGATAACTTTAAGTTCGATTTTTGCATATTCGAGTGTTACGCCATATCGTTCGGTATAAGTTTTTTCTGCGTGACATTGCAGACATAATATCTGTAAGTCATCAACGGTTACATCTAAAACTGATGTGGCGTATGGTCCAATATCAGCAATCTTCAATAGCGAGTGTTCGCCTTTGATGTGGTCCGTTTGTACATCTGGTCCTTTGAAACGCTGTTTACAGCATACACACTCCCACAACCACTTAGTTCTGGTGTTTGGGTCCATGTCTGGTATACGTGTCAATTCCAGTTTAAGTAAGCGTACAGGATGCATCATCCACGTCTGTCTTATGTTTGACCGGACTATCGTACATAATGATTTTTCTGAAGCTAGTTCACCACCGATTGTTTTAATCAGCGATTGTTTAAATTCATGTTTTTTCTCTAGGTCAGCTTTGCTAGGCTTAGCCATAATTTTCTCCTTTGCTCAGTAAGTGACACAAACAAAGAATGAGTTGTTGGCTGGCTCACTGTCAAGAACCAACCAACAACACAACAGTTCCCTAGCCTGTTTAACGTTTGCCACGCATAAGGGGCAACTCGCGACGCTTGTCATCCACAGGTGTTATGTCGTAGGGTTACAGACAATTTATAATTATTTTTTAATTGACTGGGTCAAGCATGTTAATCGGTGCTCTTCCTAATAGTACGAACAATAGATTTAGGATTGATGATGAGCCGATTAATGAATGCTCTTCCTAATAGTACGAACAATAGATTTTAGAGTGATATTTTATTGTTCGTACTATTAGGACAACACACCGTAAAAAACTATCCCCTTCTCTATATACGTGTGCGCGTACACATACACGCACGTACACACGCATGCGCACACCCGTTGTCTATTAAAAAATATACAAAAAGAATTCGTGCCTCATATTTTCGCACATTTTAACATTCAGATAAACTATCGTTCATCTTCATTAAACAAACATCAAAAACTAAACATGGTGGTCTTCGACCACGCAGCTTCGCTGCAAAAACTTAATCTTAAATATTTTTATTGAAATAACATCATTAAATATTATAAAATCATTGCCAGTATCATTCTAGGCCGCACACGAGGCGGTGTTTGAAATAAAATAAAATAATCATTTACAATTAAATCATTAAAATATAGAATACGTTCATTGAGTTTGTAGGAGAAAATAATGAATCAATTTACACAGAGAGATTTCGAAGAATATACATCACAGTTGGGTACAGAAAAGATTATGTGTGCGGCAGACGATGCATCGAAAGATTTTGAGTCGAACCACTTAAAGAAAATCGTCAAAGAAATGATTGAGCCATTCGGTGATTACATCAACGAGAGAGCGAAATTAGAAGAGAAAAATTACACTAAGGGTCCGAAGCCATTAATATTAAAATTATTAAAATCTGACGCTCTGGTGAACTCTCGTAAGAACGATAAGACTATCACTCCGTTACAGTTGAGCTTTATCACGACTAAAATAGTAATATCGTCGATTCGATGTAATGATGAGAACACCAAAGAGACCTATACCGCAAGCAAAATTGGTAAAGAAATCAATTTGAATTTGTGTCATGAATTTAGATTATCTGAAGGTGAAGTAGTCAAGTATGGTGCGTTCATGGTGCGTTATTTTGCTGAAGCATTTCCACAATATGTTAGCGTGGATATGAGCTATGAAGATAGAAAATCTAAGTGGCAAGAGAAGCAACTAATACCGACCCAATTGTACCTCGATACGGTAGCAAACAACATTGAAACTTTAGCTGAATTATCTATCGTAACTTTTCCTATGGTTGAGAAGCCGATGGACTGGACAACCGATGGTAGCGATGGTGGTTATTACACAGAAATTTATAAACGTAACATCATTAAAAAGCGTCAGGTTGGCGAAGATGCTGGTATCAATACTAATATTTCTAGTGCCGTTAATTTAATCCAAAGCACACCATGGGAATTGAACTTGGATATTATTCATATCGTTGATGATTTGAATAAAACTAAGCCAGAAAGTTTAAAGAAAGTTTTCCCGTTGGTTGTGGAAAAAACACCAGCTAAACCGTTCCCTGATGTTTTGTATCCTGACATGGATGAAGACCAACTCAAAATTCATCGTCAATGGTCATCTCTTGAGAAGAAACTCAAGAAGGATAGACAGGCTAAGATATCTGTCGATTTGGCGCGAGAGGGTGCATTAAGACAGGCTAAGTTCTTCATACATGATACTAAATTTCATAAAGGTAAACTATGGTTTCCACATGATTTAGATTACCGTATCAGAACATATAACAAGTCGATGACCGGACTAAACACCCAAGGTGCAGACTTCCAAAAAGGTATGATTAAGTTTGCGAATAAGCATGCAGTAACTACCGATAATGGAATCAAATGGCTCAAGATAAATATGGCCAACTTGATTGGTTTCGATAAACTAAACTTAGCTGAGCGTATACAGAAATGTAATGAGCATGAAGGGTTAATTCGTGAAGTTGTTAAGAACCCGTACAAGTGCACTGAATGGCATAAGTGGGATAAACCAGTACAAGGTTTAGCTGCAGCGATTGAGTACGTTAAATGGCTCGATAACGACCAAGCATTGCTACAAACCCATGTACAATTAGATGGATTATGTAACGGTGTGCAAAATTTGGCAGCGTTAACTCGTGACCATTTAGTTGCGCCACATGTTGGTTTAATCTGGACACCAGAACGTGGTGATGTTTATGGTTATGTAAATAACTCAGTGATTGACCGTATAACGCCTCTAGGATGTCGTATGAGCGACGAATGGCTACGTTCCGAGCTAATGACTCGCGGACTAACTAAAACGCCAGTAATGACTCGCTCATACGGTGCAACGATATATGGCATCAAAGATGGTTGTAAAGAATATATCGAAGACCAAGGTAAGGCCGCACATTTTGAAGATTTGTTTAAGGCTGGTAATTGGATGGGGGAACGTATATGGGAATCGATGGAAGGTAGCTTAGCCGGACCTATGTCATTCATGGAGTGGGCGCAGAAATGTGCTGGTATATTGGCCAAAGCTAATTTACCTTTACCGTGGACTAATCCAGCGTTGGCTAAGTGTTTACAATCACCATTCGAGACTAAACGTAAAGAAATTAAAGTCAAGATTAATGGCCAAGCACAATCTTATTATATCATGAAGCATACTAATAAGATTGCTCGTGCAAAATCAGAATCGAGTAGTTCACCAAACATGATTCATTCGTGTGATGGTAGCCATTTGATTGGCACAACTAATAGATGTGAAGTTAAAGGCATTCGTGATTTTGCGATGGTACATGATAGCTTCGGTACTATACCGGACCACGCTGAAGGGCTATTAGATAGCACTAAAGATGCATGGGTAGACCAGTACAGTGAAGATTGGATTTTACGTTGGTATCATGAATGGGTAGACTTTGCGATTTCTAAAGGTAAGCCTGAAGTAGCTGCAGCAATACCACACCCATATAAAGAAGACGATGACGGTAAATTTGTTATCGTTGGTACACTTGATATTGAAGCTGTAAGAAAATCTGATTTTTTCTTTGCATAAAGTGTTGACATCATATTGGTGCCATGTATAATGGCTCCAAGATAAACAAACGGAGAAAGTTATGTATTCATCAAACACACAATTCACTAAAGAAGTTGGTATGGTTTTAGTTGAGCAGTACGAATATATCGAGTCAGAAGGACCACCATGGGGTTCGGTTGAGTATACGTTTAAAGATTTCACAAAAAACGATTTGACAGAGTTTGTAGAACGATATAAACTTATCGAAATCAAGTCGGGATTGTGTTGTGATTATGCTTACGCAATAAATGAACTACACTGCATCAAGGGCGATGAGGTTGCATCATACGACGAAGATGCACAAACATTAACAATTTTTGGTTGGTCTATACAGGGGATAAAATAATGATTACAGAAGAAGGTAAAACTAAAGAAGTTGAAACTACAGGCCGTGCGTTTTTTATGGAACACTTAGCCAACCGTGCACAATTACGTGGCTTCAATAAAATCGTTCGAACCAGAACCAGAACACATAATGATTGTGGTCAGAAGTTCTTATTCGAAAAACATTTTAACGGTGGCTCACAATATATGGGTCATGCGTACCAATGTAACCATGGTTTAGATTATTCGATTAATCGTGTTGGTGATTTGTTCCTTAATGCGTGTCAATTGGCATTAGAGGCAGATAGTAATAAATCTGTATATGTTAGGATATATGTTCGCTTCAACGCGAAAGAATGTAACTTAGCAAACACCACAGTGGAAAAAGCCATGGCCGACCACTGGAAAGCAAGAACGGCTTTGATTGCAAAACAGGAACTATTCGATTGCATCAAGCCAGATAACTTAACATTTAAGCTATTTATCGTAACTGATTAAGGAAAATATTATGTTTACTAATTTATTATATTGGTTTAGAATGAAACGACTTTGCTTCATACATAGAAAACAACGAGCAGAACGAAATAAAGAAATAAAACAAAATAAGTAGTTGACATCATCTTGGGGTCATGTATAATGGCTCCAAGATAAACAAACAGAGAAAATTATGAAATTACATGACCAAGTATTACACTTAAAGAAAATGGTAGCCGAGCAAGAAGACCAGAATAATGAGCTTCGTCGGTACTTAAACTCAAGTAAGTTTCATATCGATAAAACTGTGCAAGTATCAGATTTGTTCTTGCGTTTAGATGAAGGTAAGCGTACAATGGACGCATTAGCGGAGCATTTATAATGTTTACAATTAAAGGCGCACACAAAGATATAATCGACCGTATATTATTCCATAAAAAAGACCGAGTTTTTGGTTTGCGTGAGGTTACATTGGAATTGGCGAACTCAAGTAAAGAAGACATTATCGCAGCACTAACCGCTACGAACAATTTTAAATTTGAAACATATAGTGGTGATTGTAATGACAGTATCGACGTCGACCTTGTAACTTATAGGGAAATGACCGATAAAGAGAAGTCAGAAAAGGACGAAACGATAGAACGATGTCTTCGTTATAATATGCGAAAATTGCAAGAAGCTTGCGACCGAACTACCGAGAATAACGAGCAAATAAAATCATATATTTCTAGACATAATCTAGATATTGTATTAAACTAGCGGAGAAAAAAATAATGGCAATAACTATATCACCATACCAAGTAATAAAGCTCGATGGCGTCACAATAAATGATGTAAAATACTGCGACGAGCTTGAACGTCATTATGTTGAACATCGTGGCACTAATTATATAGTAGATGAATATACTTTACCACAAACCGACGCGTTTACATTTACTGTGGTGTTGGTGGAAAATCCAAAATGTGATTTTTCTGGTGTTGGCGTAGTTCGGAGTATAAAATGTTATTAAGACACCATATAATATCCAAATTACATCTTAAATTTGGTATATACATCAAGCCAGAGTTTATGCTATAATTCACACACTCGATGTTTGTTGGTGAATCTAGAAGTTTTAGAACTGGACTGCATAAGATTACAATAACTAGGTCTGAGATATGGCCGATGCATTATACGATAACCTAAAAGGTTGTTCGTTCAAATCATATTCAAAGAGTATGATTTGAACGGGCTATCTAACTAATAGCTAGTCGGGTAGTGCCGATGATGGGAAGTGGGCTTGTTACCCACAAAACACTAGGTTGTCCTAACCGTGATAGGAACATGACGAGGCATGAAGTGTATGGCTGGAGCGAAACCAGAAATGGTGGTTTACTGTGAAGCATATGTGATATTGATATGTGGAGTATCGGGGGAGCTGGGAAGCGGTGCTCACAACCTCCCAAATAATTCTTGACAGAGTTATTTGGTTAGTTTAGAATTAACCAAATCGCTTTGATTTAAACAACTTAACTATATTATTGGAGAAAAATATGAACTTATTATCATTGATTACTTTAGGCTTATTCGGCAACAAAAAACGTAGCATCAGCGACATCGTAGAAACTTTCACTACGGTCCGTACAGAACTACAAAGTGCAGTGGAAGAAGCTCAAGAAGCTATCGATACGGCAGCGTTAGATAAAGCCAAAGCAGACGCAGTAGCGGAAGAAGCAATCAAAACCGCAGAAGCTCGTGCATTTGCACTTATCGCTAAAGCTAAAGCCGACGCGAAAGTTAGCCAAGGTAAAGCATTAGAAAAACAAGCCAAAGTAATTGAATCTGGTATTACCGAAATTAAGTCGGCCAAATCATCGATTAAATTAGCCAACCAATGGCTAGAAAAAATTCCATCTATCGACTAATAACGAAAACCAAATAATAATTAAATGGACTCTTCGGAGTCCTTACTGGAGATAAAAATGGCAAGACCACCAAATAAAGACATGTTGGCTGGCAATAAGCACCAATCAACATTTGGTTGGTTTATTATTATAAAATATTCAACAAGTAAAAATATAGAAATTTTGTTCGACGGTTCGGATAAAACAATGATTACAACCAATGAAAGAATTCGAAGTGGTAATCTAAAGAACCCATCACACAAGTCAGTGTATGGTGTCGGGTATTTTGGATATGGAGAACATCGAGCAAAAATAGGAAACAGAGATACCAAGGTATATAAAGTTTGGCATGGTATGTTCCAAAGATGTTACTCTGATGGATATAAAAATACGTCATATGATGGGTGTATCGTATGTCCAGAATGGCACAATTTCCAGACATTTGCTGTTTGGTTCCATGATAATTATATAGCGGGATTCGAATTAGATAAAGATTCAATTGTTGTCGGAAATAAGATTTACTCACCAACAACATGTAAATTTTTAAGTAAAATGGATAATGCGGCTTTACAATCAGCGTGCAAATACACAGTCCAAATGACTAACGGTATCGAGAGTGTTACATTCACAAACCAAAGAAAATTCTGTATAGAACATAACCTTTGCCACAAGGCTATAAACGCAGTTATTAAAGGGCGAACAAAACAACATAAACAATGGAGATTATTATAATGGCAAGCGCATTAATGAAAAGAATGATGAAAAATAGCACAGTTAATGGTACAGATATATTGGGTGAGTCTAAATATTTTAAACGAAGCTCGATAATGACTTCTATACCTTTACTAAATGTTGCGTTTTCTGGGGATTTTAATGGTGGTTTAAGCGCAGGTATAACTATGCTCGCTGGCGAGTCACGAAGCTTCAAGACTGGGTTTTTAATTCAATTAGCACTAGCGTTCCAAACTAAACATAAAGATGGAATTGTATTGTTTTATGATAGTGAATATAGCTCACTAGAATATTGGATTTCCGCTGGCATCGATATGAATCGAGTATTGCATGTTCCAATAGAAACAGTCGAAGAACTCAAAATCGACATCACCCAACAACTAAACGACATAGAAGAATCTGAGCATGTTATGGTTGTTATCGATTCCATTGGTGGATTGGCTAGCGCAAAAGAAGCTCAAGACGCAGAAGATGGTAAGTCTACAGTGGATATGTCTAGAGCCAAGGCAATGGCTAGTTTGTTCCGTATTATTACCCCTAAGCTAAACAAGCGAGATATACCATTAGTACTCATCAATTCATTCTACGAAACGATTGAGATGTACAGTAAGCGAGTTTATGGTGGTGGTAAGAAGATATTCTTAGCTTCCGATGACGTATGGTTTATTTCTAGAGCACAAGACAAAGAAGGTAAAGATTTGGTTGGTTACAACTTCACCCTAAATATCGATAAGTCTCGTACCATCAAAGAAGGTAGCAAATTCCCAATAAATGTCACATGGGTCGATGGTATAGATAAATACTCAGGTTTATATGAATTGGCCAAAGAATTTGGTGCTCTTCAGGTTGCTGGTGCGTGGGTTAAAGTTATGGACTTATCGACAGGTGAACTGTCGGGCAACAAACGTGCAGCAGCCATCGGTAGTGAATTTTATGATGAGTTATTAAAGCACCAACCGTTCGTAGATTTCGTCAAAAATAAATATTGTTTAAACTAGGAGAAAATTATGTCAAGTATGTATACTAAAATATATGTAATTATGATTGCAGCGTTCATTACTTTTGTATTATCAATCAAAGCGATTGTGTCTGTATCTACGTTAGATAGCGTAACTATAACACCAACTAGAGTATTCGAAAAATTTAGTGGTGGTGAGGATGGCTCCACAACTTATATGATGGACGCCAAAACACCTTATGGTGAATATGTTGAATATAAATTGGATGACAATATTATATTCTTACACTTCGACTCCGGTAGACTAAAGAACCAATTACATGATAATATAGGTAACGAAATTACATGCCGAACTACTGGTTGGCGAGTCCCTTTCTTGTCGATGTATGAAAATATACATAAATGTGAATTTAATTAAATCCTTTAGTTGACTTTACACTGGAACCTAGTAAAATAGGTTCCAACATAAAGTTAATCAGACGGAGCAACCACATGAAAGGTTTCATTGAAGTAAGTTATAACGAATTATTATATACATCGGCTATGGTAGATACTAAAGTATTTTCTGGTGGTGAAGTTAATATAAAAGTCCCAAATAGTAAAATCCCATATGTAACTAGCGCAAATATTGTTGCGACAATCCATGATACAGAAATGCTAATGGCGTTATTACAAACAGTCGACGCATTACGCATCAAATATAACAAGCTGGAAAAAATTGAGCTTATTATGCCTTATGCACCATACGCAAGACAGGACCGTGTTTGCAATGATGGTGAGAGTTTATCTTGTAAAGTGTTCGCCAACTTAATCAATAGTTGTGATTTTAATAGAGTGTCTATAGTAGACGCACACAGCGACGTTCTACCAGCACTAATCAACAACTGCACTAATCTGGACGTATTATCGGTTATTAATCGAATAGAGCCACTTAGACGAAGCCTACAGGCTAAAGAATATGTTATTTGTGCACCAGACTTCGGTTCTACCAAGAAAGTAGAAAAGGTAGCCAAAGCATTCAAGCATGAAACAATCATCCAAGGTACAAAGAAACGTGACTTAGCCACTGGTGAGTTATCCGGTTTTGGTGCATATGGCGATTGTACGGGTAAAGACATCTTAATCATAGATGACATATGTGATGGTGGTGGAACTTTCGTTGGTTTGGCGAAAGTACTCAAGACACTTGGCGCTAAATCTGTATCACTTTATATCAGCCATGGAATTTTTTCTCGTGGAATCGATAACTTAGTTGACAACGGTATTGACCATGTGTATACTACAAACTCAAACGAACAAGCAACACACGATAAATTAACCACATTAGCAATCATATAATTGGAGAACATTATGAATGCATTACAACAAGCAGTAGCACTTTCTTTAGCGACATCAGCAGTTCCAGCAAGCTTAGCGAAAGACGTTTATAAAGAATTTCACCCATTCGCTTACCATCCTGAAGTTGTAGAAGTATATGCAAATTATATCAATCGTTCAGGCAAACTAACAAACATCCCACAAGAAATTAATCTAGGCGGTGTCGTGAATCTAGGCTCACAACGTTTTTGTATGGACTTCTTGATTGGCGAATTCAACGCAACATTCTTTAACTTACCAGTAGATGTAGCAATCGAACAACATGCTCGTATTATTCGTGCAATGTTGGGTAAAGAGTTTGATGATACTCGTTTACGCCAGTTACATAATTTAGGTTATATGCCTTTACGTGTTAAAACTATTAAAGAAGGTACAATCGTCCCATATGGTGTTGCTACAGTGACTGTCGTTTCTACCAAAGTCGGCTTCCAATGGTTAACTAATTCAATTGAAACTGTTATGTCTTGTGAAATTTCTGGCATTTCTACCTCATGTACAACAGCAACAGCATACATGAAGGTGTTCTACGAGTTCGCAATCAAAACTGGCTTACCGTTAGAAATGGTGCCATTCCAAGGCCATGACTTCTCAATGCGTGGTATGATATTTGGGCGTCAGGGAGCTTATATCAGCGGTCTTGGTCATTTAGCTAGTGGATTGGTTGGAACTGATACTATCGGTGCCGTGTGTCTCGCTGAGAGATTCTACAAAGCCAATATCGAGAAAGAATTGGTTGGCTGTTCGGTTGACGCCACAGAACATAGCGTAACATGTAGCTGGATAGAAGAAGGCGAAGAAGAATTTGTTAAATACTTAATGAATATCGCTTCACCTAAAGGTATCTTATCTATCGTTGCCGATACATGGGACTTCGAGAACTTTGTAACTAAAATCCTTCCACGATTGAAAGATGCAATTATGGCTCGTGACGGTACGGTTGTCATTCGTCCAGATACTGGTTGTCCGGTTAAAGTATTGACTGGCTACACTAGCGACGAAATCGAAATCGATGATACGTTCGACCGTGTGTTCTGTAAAGAAACCAGAAAAGAATTATCAGCTTTTGAAGTTAAAGGTTTGATTGAAACGTTATGGGACATCTTTGGTGGCACCCATACTACTGGCACCGACGGTAAGCAATACAAATTACTTGATGAACATATCGGTGCAATCTACGGTGATAGCATAACTCTAGAACGTCAGCGTTTAATCCTTCAGCGTTTAATGGATAAAGGCTTCACTTCTAAAGTAGTGCTTGGTATTGGCTCTTACACGTACCAATACGTTACTCGCGACACTCATGGTTCTGCTGTTAAAGCAACAAGCATGGTTAAATGTGACCGTCGTGTAGCAATCTTCAAATCTCCGAAAGGTTTTGAGTTTAAGAAATCAGCGAAAGGTTTACTATATGTTGGCCGCGATGAAGATGGCAATATCTACCAAGAAGAAGATGTCAGCGTAGAGCGGGAGCAAGAAGGTTTACTTGAAACGATTTTCCTTGATGGTGAAATGATGAACACTACATCACTACAAGAAATTCGTCAGCGTATATTCGAGCAAATAACTTAAATTGATAGTTGACTTTACACTGGGACTCTATATAATGAGTCCCAACATAAAGCTAACTTACTGGAGCAATCACATGAAAAGAATCATAGTAACAATACCAAGAGATGCAAATATAAACACAATGGTATTAAAATTAAAACGTGAAGGTATAAGTGGATGGCGTCGGGTTGGTAGAGCTGGCGAACAATTAGAAATGGATATACAAGAACCTTCCAACGTACAATCGTTACTTAATCGTTTAGGTATACATTGGATTCGTTATGAAGTAATCGAAACTCAAGAAAAAACGAACAAAAAAGAAGAAAAGATTATCGATTATGGTCGTGTTAAACATAAAGGCATGCTATACTTCTTTAAGCCAGAAGTTCTGGAACATATCAAGGGTAGATTACACCACCAACAACGTATGCAATGTTCTGCTGAGCACATATTCAATATCGATGAAATGGTATTACTTAAATATAGAAATCATGACGAAGGTTCTGAAGGTTGGATACATATGGAAAATATGTTACGTGCCGAGTTCAATACATTCGAATTAATTACAACACTGGAGAAAATATAATGTTATTTAAACATATAGTAGCAATGCAAAAAAATACTAAAGGTATCGGTTTTGAGAATGGTTTGCCATGGCGAGTAGCTGGCGACTTAGCAAACTTCAAGAAACACACCGAAGGTAATATCGTAATCATGGGCCGTAAAACGTTCGAATCATTACCCAATGGCGCTTTACCAAACCGTTTAAACATCGTAGTAAGTCGCGACGAAAACTATGCTGCTGGTGTGGGTGCTTGGACATTCCATAATATCGAAGAAGCATTAGAATATTGTGAATTTCATATGGGCAATAGCGGCCAAGATGTATTTATTATTGGCGGTGCCGAAATTTATGCACAGACAGACCATATAGTTGATGAGAAAATAATCACTGTAGTTCATGGTGCAGCCGAATGTGATACGTTCCTACAAAAAGATTATTTTAGTAATGTAGATAAATATATAAATCGCCATAATTTACCGATTGTGCATGGGTGTAAACATTATGGTGTAGTTCATCATGTAACAACAACAAACAAAAATAAGCCGAAACCATGGCACGATAAATAGGAGAAAATAATGGCACTATCAGATTCGGAAATGTCCGGTATCGTATTAGCCAACATTCTACATAACGAATGGTATGCAACAAAAGTATTGCCATATGTAGAACCAGACTACTTCGAAACGGACCAAACGGAAAGAGCGATTGCTGAAGTAGTACTGAGCCATTATAATAATTATTCTGTCATTCCTAGTGTCCAAGAGGTTGTCGTAAACTTAAAGAAATTAGATTACGTCAACCAATTAGATATAAATACAGTAAATAATATACTTGGCGACAAAAGCTATATAGTTAGTTCGAATGATTGGTTATTGAAGGAAACAGAAAACTTCGTTAAACGCAAGAAAGTTAGCTTGACTTTTGCCGACACATATAAAGACTTTGATAATGGTGAGCTTGGTGATGACTTTGCCCATAAATTTCAGTTGGCTTCAGCGTTTCAGTTCGACAATTCGGTTGGTCATGGTTTAGTTGCTGATGCGCACACCCGTTGGGAAATGTACACTGCGGTGGAAGCTAAACATAAATTCTACATTGAAATGTTAGATAAAGTTACTAACGGTGGTATGGAGATGGGAACACTTAATGTGTTTCTTGCTGGTACTGGTGTTGGTAAATCTTTAGTTATGGGTGATATAGCCGCTAAGGCAGCAATGCATGGCTCTAAAGTATTGGTAATATCGTTAGAAATGGCAGAAGTTAAATTAGCAGAACGTGTCGAAGCCAACCTAATGAATGTACCCGTATTGAGCATGAAGCATATGTCTAAGCCGGAGTTTACGGTTAAGCAAGATGTAATGATTAAGAAATTACAACAGTCTGGTGGTGAGGTATATTTTAAACAGTATCCAACCAAATCAGCACATTCTGGACATTTTCGTAATCTTCTGATTGAGTACAAAAATAAACTAGGTATTGATTTTGATTTGATTGTTATCGATTACCTTAACATTTGTGCCAGTCAAAATGCACCTAAAGGTAGTAACTCATACACTGAGGTTAAATCAGTAGCTGAAGAATTACGTGCACTTGCAATTGAGTTTCAGTTGCCTATACTATCAGCGACTCAGTCAAACAAGGCCGGACAAGACGCAACAGATTTAACATTAGATAATGTTTCGGAATCCCATGGTTTATCCGTGACAGTCGATTGTTTAATTGGTATCATCTCTCATGCTGATTGGGAGAAGGTGGGACAAATATTATTTGTTCAGCTTAAGAATCGATACGGTGCGTTGGATTATTATCGTAAATTTATGGTGGGTATAACTCGTGCCAAGATGCAGCTATTCGATTTGAAACAAGAAGCATCCGACCAATTAAATAAAGATAACAATGTACAAGCCACCGAGTCTAGCGTAAAATTAGATTTTGGTGTGGCGAATAAAGCCGAAAAAAACGAGAAACTTAAATTCTTAAATACAGGAGAAAAATAATTTGAATATTAATAATGTAGAATTCCACATCGATGTGGATGTGGAAGCAGAGACCAAGCTCCAACAAATGATGGAGCACGTAATAAAACGCAATGGCGAAAAGGTAAAGTTCGTACCATCAAAATTGAATAAGTGGGCAGAGTGGGCTTGTAGTGGTCTATTTGGCGTTTCGTGGTCAGACATTGTCATGAAGGCCGTTAAGTCTGGTTATGATGGCATGCGCACAGAAGAGCTACAACGATGTTTAATCGATGCATGTATCTCGATGGTAGAAGTCAACACCGATTACGAGAAAGTTGCTTCACGCCTCTATTTGGCAGACCTACGTAAGCGTGTATACGGTAAATACACACCACCAAACTTTATCGAGTTCTATAATAGTATGGTAACTCGTGGATTGTGGGAAGATATGGGATACACCACCAATGAACTTACTGATATATCAAAACATATTGACCATGACCGTGACGATAAATTCCCATATTCTGGCCTACGTCAAATGGGCGATAAATACCTGATGCGTAATAAAGTCACTGGGGAGCTATACGAGACGCCACAGTTCCTTTATATGGGTTTAGCTATGGCATCATTCCGTGGTGAGCCTTTGATTGATTTATTGGACTTCTATGACCGTTTAAGTATGCATAAAGTTAATGTACCAACACCACCATTGGTTGGTTGCCGAACATCAGACAAAGGTTTTGCGTCTTGTTGCTTAATATCTGGTGGCGATACCGCGGACTCCATTGAAGCCGCAGGGCATATCGTTTATCAAATGGTCAAGAACCGTTCAGGTATTGGTATCGAATTGGAAACTCGCGGACCAAATGAGCCAGTAAAAAATGGGCTTGTTCTGCATAATGGTAAAATGAATTATTACCGTATGATTGATGCATTAACTAAGGCAAACACTCAAGAGTGTTATGATGACCAAACTGATGTATTAACGAAACGTGGATTTGTTAAGTTTTCGGAATTAGTTGATGGTGATTTGGTTGCACAAGTACACAACGACCAAACGGTAGATTTTGTTAAACCGACAAAAATGTTTTCTTATGACTATAAAGGGGATATGATATCGTTCAAAAAACGGGGCATCGATTTACTAGTAACACCGAATCACCGAATGGTTTCACGTAAAGTAAAATACGATGATGCGAGTCAACAAACATCTTTAGGTTATGATGAGTGTTCCGCTGAGTTTTGGAACCCGAAACGCACCGATTGTTTGGATTTTGGTGGGTCCGCAACTGGCAAATTGCAAACATTAAGCTGGATGCAACAGTTACAGATTGCATATCAGGCCGATGGTTATAAAATCAAAAATAAAGATTCATATTCTTATATATTTGGTTTTAAGAAATTAAGAAAGGTTGAGCGCCTGATTGAAATATTGAGCAACCTCGACGCCTGTTACACCACCAATGTACGACCAGATGGAGTAACCGAGATACGTATTCTTGCGAGCGATATGAATATGAAAAAATCACTATCTTGGGTGTATGATTTGGACATATCATCTGAATGGGGCGAAGAATTTATCGAAGAATTGAGGTACTGGGATGGAGACTTAAAGAAACATGGTCGTGGTGGTATCGTATATAACACCTCAGATATAACATGTGCAGATGTTGTGCAGTATGTAGCATCTTTAGTTCCAATGAAAAGTAGTGTCGGGTTATATGGTGGTGTATATAGAGTCACGTGCTTCACTGATGTTGGTTATATGACAGGGGAATCTACACGAAAATCAACCATGGATTATGATGGTGTCGTTTATTGTGTGGAAGTACCAACGAATAATTTAATTGTCCGTCGTGGTGGTTATACGACCGTATGTGGAAACTCACGTGGTGGTAGTGCCACTATGCAATTTGCATTCTTCGACCCAGAAGTGACTACGTTATTAAAGTTGCGTAATCCAAAAACTGTTGATAAATCGCGTATCGATACAATGGATTATTCATTCGCAGTAAACAAATATTTCTGGTCACAGTATGTACAGGACGGACAAATTGCATTAATATCACCATATTATGGACCGGACACACATAAGGCATTTTACGGTAAAGATATACATGCATTTATTGAAGCATATGAACGCGAAGTTAAGCAATGGAAAGATGCTAAAGTTATCCGATTAGAAGATGGTAGCATGGTTAGTCCAATTAAATATATCAAAGCAAAAGAATTGCTAGAAGTATTTGCAGACCAACGAAGTGATACAGCCAGAATTTATATGCATAATATCGATGAAACCAATCGACGTTCTACATATAAAGACCCTGTACGACAAAGCAACTTATGCCTTGAGATTGTAGAACCGACATCACCATATAGCCACATCACAGACCTATATTCGATTGATGGCAAAAACCCAATTTTCGGAAACGATGTAGATGGTGAATCAGCATTATGTAATTTGGGTGGTGTGGTTGTTAACCGTATCGAAAATGATGCAGATTACGAACGAACTACATATTTGCTAGTGAAGTTTATCGATAACATTATCGAAATGCAAACATACCCGTTTCCTCATATGGAATTTACATCGAAAAATCGACGTAATGTTGGTGTTGGTATTATAAACTTAGCACATGCCATGGCAGAGCGCGGTTTAAGTTATGCTAGTCGTGCTGGTAGAAATTATATGCACCACGAAGCCGAACGTATGAGCTTTTTCTTGCATAAAGCATCGATACGATTGGCAAAGGAAAAAGGACAATGTGATTGGTTCCATAAAACTACTTACAGTGATGGCGTATTACCAATAGATAACTTTAATAAGTTCGTTGACGAGTTCGTTGATGGTACGCTACGCTACGATTGGGAAGCCTTACGTATAGATATGGCAACATACGGTATGCGTAATAGCGTATTAGAAGCTTATATGCCAAGTGAATCGTCTTCGGTTACTATAGGCTGCACCAACGGTATTGAGCCAGCACGTCAGCACATGATAGTGAAGTCTAGTAGACAGGGGGATATTCCACAAATCGTGCCAGATTTCGACAAGTTACAGTTTGACTATGAATTGGCGTTTGATATTCCAGCAGAAGAATATTTGATTGCGATGGCAGTTTTGCAAAAATTCACTGGGCAATCAATATCAACTAATGTATACTACGACCTTAATAAGTTCGAAGACCGAATGGTGCCTTTATCATTAATCGTTCGACACTTATTATTATTCACTAAGTTGGGTGGTAAGACACTTTATTACCATAACAGTGATGTCAGTATCAAGAAAGATGAATGCGAAAATTGTAGCATTTAGTTGTTGCATTTACACTGGAACCTAGTAAATTAGGTTCCAAAATAAATTTAACAATGGAGAAAAATATGGATTTGCCAAATTTTATAAGAATAAGAACCAGCCATATGAAGAAAAATGGATATGAATATGTCACTAGGGGGTGGTCGTTACCCATAACCCACATAAAAATGTCGACGGTAAACTTTTTGTTGATGGTTTTATGTCACATATAAACGGCTTAGAAATACTAGCAATAACAGAAGAAGCGTATAACGAAAACCAAAACCCACAAAAACACATTTAGGAGAAACTATGACAATTTTCAATAAAGAACGAAAGTACACTGACGGTACAAAGCAACACTATCCGCTATTTTTGGGCGAAGACTTATCATTAAAAGATGGTATCGACGTAACATACCCACAAATCGAAGAACTAATATTTAAGCAACGTGCAAATTTCTGGCATGAGCAGACCGTGGACATGTCAAAGGACAGAACGCAGTTCCCAACACTACCAGTAAAGATGCAAGACATATCGGTATTAAATTTAGCATGGCAAAGCAATGCAGACTCGATTGCTGGCCGAGCACCTATAGCTGCGCTTATGCCGTTTGTAACGAACCCAGAATTGGAAGAGTTACTAAACTATTGGCAATTATTCGAACAAATCCATTCACGCACATATCAGCATATCATTAAAACGGTATTCCCTGACCCAGCAGTAATTCGAAATAAAGTGGCAAACTTAGAACAATCTATGGACCGACTCGAAATCATTACATCCGAATTTACTAAGTTGGAAGGTATGGGTGCTGTATATACATTATATAAAAGTGATGAGCGATATAATGTAGTATTCGATATGAGCCAGCCAGAAATAAAGAAAGAAATTTACACCCAAATCATTCGTGCTGTTGGTGCATTATATGCTATGGAGTCATTGCAGTTTATGGCGTCATTTGCATGCACATTTGCATTAGCTAACCAAAAAGTTTTAACTGGTACTTGCGACCAAGTTAAGAAAATCGCCAAGGATGAGAAATTGCACGTCTCGTTTGGTAAGGCGATATTGGACATTCTGGCCAAAGACCCAACCACTGCGGAAATATATAAAGAAAATCTACCATACTTGAAGGAAGTTATGGACGCTACAGTCCAAGCTGAATACATGTGGGCTGATTATTTATTCTCTGAAGGTCGGCAGGTTATTGGACTGAATGCAATTTTAACCAAAGAATATCTCGATTACTTATCAACAATTGCATACGCTGATGTTGGTTTAGTATACGGGAACCCACTACACGAACATCCAATCAATTGGGTGGAAACCTACTTCAATCCAGAAAAAGTTCAGGTAGCACCACAAGAGCGTGATAATACAAATTACACAATCGGAAGTGTTCGGAACGATTTAGGTGAGTTGACGTTTGATAATGGTTGTATGGGGTTTTCATCGGGAGACTTCATTTATTAACTAAGAGAAAAAAATGACAACAGACAACCAAATATTGCAAATCATCGAATTGAAGAAAAATGGAATGAATCATCGCCAAATTTCTAAAGAAGTATTCGGTAAATCTTCGTCGGCATCCACTGTACATAGTGTGCTCAATAAACATTTTTACAACCAGAAAGAGCAGGTTAATAAAATGAAGCAGCAAGCAGTACAAGTTGCCGACGAGCTTAATGAAATAATTAGGTTGTCCAAGGAAGGCTTAACTAATGCAGAGATATCCGAAGTCGTAGGGCGAAGTCCGACATCTATAGGTAAATTCCTTAACAGGAAAACACACGTAGAATTCTGGGAGTCTTACGACGAAAAGCCGATATCAGGTGGAACTAAAATATCACCTACCGACCGTAAAAAGTTGGTAGGTAAACGTTTTGTCTTCACTTCTGCGCAAAACAATACCAACATACATAAGGAATTCTTTGAAGCATTAAAATTATTTTGTGCAGATAAAGGTGCCGAACTTATCGTTGGTACATTCAATTATAATAAAACCGGATTCCAAAATGGCCCGAGCGAGGATACATGGTTTGACCCAGCAATCAGGAACTACATATTAAACGAATCCAGAACGATATCAAACGATATGGTGTGGTGTGGTGAGCTTAGCATACTACCAACCGCAGCAAATCCGGTATCTGGCTTCCATAGCTATACACAAAGTTCTGGTGGTATAATTCCACATGTTAAGGTACAACTAGAACCATTACCCAGAGCAAACGGTAAATGTGTTAGACAATTATTTACGACAGGTGCAATCACGCAACAAAACTACGTACCACAAAAAGCCGGACAACAAGCTGGCTTTCATCATGTTTTTGGTGCAACATATGTAGAAGTTGATGATGATGGTCATTCTTTCGTTAGACAATTGATAGCAGAATCGGAAACGGGTTGCTTTTATGATTTGGATAAATATTACACACCGAAAGCAATAACCAACGGGCATGCCATAGAAGCAATCAACTATGGTGATGTGCATGGTAGTAAGGTTGATGAGGTTGTGGCTGAAATTAGTTGGGGCGATAATAAACATTCTATATTAAATACTTTGAAGCCAAAGCACCAATTCCTTCATGATGTATTTGATATGAGTTATCGCAACCACCACAACATCAAAGACCCTTATTTCATGTATAAGATGCATGTTAATGGTACAGAGTCGGTTAAGAGCGAAGTGACTAATACAGCCGCGCTAATGGCTAGTATGATTAGACCATTTTCTAAATTGGTGGTGGTAGAAAGTAACCATGACTTGGCACTGGAAAAATGGCTAAAAGAACAAGATTATCGTTACGACCCAGTGAATGCATTATTCTTCTTGGAGATGCAAACAGTCACATATCAGCACATGGCAAGAAATGAAGAGTTCCATATATTTGAGCATGCATGTCGTTTGGTTAACCCTAAACTACACCAAGCACAATTTTTAAGAACTGATGAAAGTTTTGTTATATGTGGTGACATTGAGTGTGGTGCTCATGGTCATAACGGCAATAACGGTGCTCGTGGTTCAATTCGGGCTTTCCAAATGTTAGGTACAAGATACAACACTGGCCATACGCATTCTGCGGCTATTAAGGATGGTGTTTATATTGCTGGCGTTAGTGGTAAGCTTCAGATGGGTTACAATAAAGGTGGTAGCTCTTGGAGCCAATCACATATATTAACCTACCCGAATGGCAAGAGAACTATAATTACAATAAAAAATGGAAAATGGCACGCTTAAGTGTTGACACTATATCTGGGGTATGTATAATGTACCCCAGATAAACAAACAACTGGAGAAAATAATGGTAGTAGATTCAGAAAAAGATGTAGTAATATTTGGTAAAGATAATTGCCCACACTGTGTAACTGCACAGAAATTATGTGTTGCAAATGACTTAACGTTCGAGTACAATAAGCTCGGTGAAGATTATGGCGACGATAAGTTGGCTGAATTAGTAAATGGCACTGGCCAAAGAACATTCCCGTTTGTGTTCTCGCATAAATTTATCGGTGGCGCACAAGAATTAAATAAACATATTAGAGGGATATAAAATGGCATTAACTAAACACGAAAAAATCGAATGGGAAAAGCGCGTTCGACAAGGCGTATTCTGGCAAGTTGGTGTAGAAATCCGCACAGAACGTCGTGGCACATATATCAATATTCTGCGACACTTTGATGGTAACTTGAAGGGTGTACCTAAAATTACTCGCGGTTTGTGGGGTAAAGCTCAATTCGCTAAGGGCCAAGTCATTGATGAGTTTGTCAAGTCTGAGTTTGATGCTGGTTGTATGTTGCGTGATGCACCGGAGCATATCATCGACGATATCGTTTTTGATACTGGTCATCTACACAAGTACATCAAAGATTTATTTGTTGATGCATACTTCAAAAATAACTATGAAGAAATCGTTGCTGGTGTAAAACATTGGACCACGATGAAAAGTCTTCTTAATTCGGTTAACCCAGTACAGGCCGCTGAAGATTTAGCCAACGAGCTAAAGAAAGAAGATGCAGATGCTGAAGTCACCGAAGAAATGTTAGAAAAGGCGCAGGTAAAAATATTAAATAAATAGTTGACTTTACACTGGGACTCTATATAATGAGTCCCAACATAAAGATAACTTACTGGAGAATTTTATGACAACTGCATATATTAGTTTAGAACGAGAAATGCCACCATACGACAAAATCAATACACTCGATGAGGTTAATGCCGCACTAAAAAAATATACAGAAACTATGTCCCGACATACACTAATGTATAAGAAGGCCGATGTTAATCCATTAAAGGGTAAGCGTGGTGGTGACTGTAATGTTACACAATGTCAGAAGCCAAACGCAATAATGTATAATAATGGTACGCATGCTTGGTATTGTAAATCGTGTGCAGAAGATATAAACTTCTCATGTCGCCACAGCGATTTTTTTCCACTTTGTATAGATGAAGAAACCAAAGACGAAAAAGACGAAGGCGATAGACTTGCTGATAGTCTGCGTAAAATATCAACAGAAATCAAACGTAAAGGTATCGAAGGTTTTGTTAACATGAAAGTTGAGCAGGTAATTCGAACCGGAGCAAAAATTGGTCGAAATGAACGATGTGCTTGCGGTTCTGGTAAAAAATATAAAAACTGTCATGGAGCATAAGTTATGTTAGGTATGGAATTTAATAACCAAAACCGTTGTTTCGGTATGTCTGGTGGGGTGGACCAAGAAGATTACACCAGAAAAGAAACGTTGGTGGCAGTTGCGCCAACACACGAACCCAGTCAGTTATATGTCGGTGGTTCGGCCCAAGGTATTTATCCAACCAGAAAATCTTATGGTATGCGTACCGGAGAACTTAATGTTATCGTTTCTGGTACTGGTGGTAAATCTATTTTCGTAGGAGAAGATAATGAAGGATAAACCTCTTATTTGTGGGGTTGGTATCAACGATGCGGATTACACCATTCGTAGATTTGAGGAACTTAAATCTACGAATGGTGAGAGGGTTCGTAAATTGGTATGGAGATGCCCATATTTCGCAAAATGGAAAGCTATGATTACTCGGTGCTACTCGCCTTCGCATATAGCACGTCGTCCTACGTATAAAGACACATCGGTGTGTAATGACTGGCTCACATTTTCTATTTTTAAATCATGGATGATTAAACAACGATGGGAGGGTATGCAACTGGATAAAGATTTACTATCCGACGCAAATATATACTCTCCAGAAAATTGCATATTCATAAGTTCCAAATTAAATGTATTTGTGATAGAATCATATTCAAATAGGAACTCATACGGGGTAAGGAAGGCTAAGCGTGGAGTGAAGTTTGAAGCAAGATGCAATGACCCGTTTGGTGGTTCTGATTATATCGGAAGTTTTTATTGCGAGGCTGAGGCGCAGAGAGCTGTTTTGGATAAAAAATACACATACGCACTAAAGTTTGCAGAAATATACAAACATGATGTTCGTATTGTGGATGCTTTAATAAATAGATATAAAGGAGTTTTGAAATGAGTTTTGAAATGAGAAAGAAGATAGTTATACTAGGAGACTTACATTTTGGTACACATAATGGAACCGAATTGTTTTTGAAATTCCAATCTAAGTACCTGAATGAGGTTATAGATTACTGTACAGAAAACGCAATAACAGAAATTTGGCTGACTGGTGATGTGTTTGAAGTACGAAAGTCAACGCAAACATTTGTATTAAATTATGCAAAGAAACATTTTTTCGATAGACTATTGGATTTGGACATACAAGTGAAGACGATTGTAGGTAATCACGATTCGGTATATCGGGACACATTATTCCCAAACTCGATAGATGTAAATCTATCTATATATAAAAATATAGAAATATTTAATACGGTCGCGGAGATGCAAATAAGCGATAAAAATTCTATTTTGATGGTGCCGTGGATATGCCGCGAAAACGAAGAAGAAATTATGGAATCCATACATACCACGGATTGTAATGTTGTTCTGGGACACTTTGAAGTTAAAGGTGCTCGTATGGAAGGTGCCGTATGTGAAGATGGTATGGAACTGTCAGTATTCGAAAAATTCGATTTATCGTTATCTGGACATTTTCATGTCCGTGGCACATACGGTAATATGGAATACGTCGGGACACCATATGAAATGAGTTGGGCCGATTATGGTGAAGTTAAAGGTTTTCATGTGCTCGATACAGAAAAGCTTACATTAGACTTCGTACCGAATCCTCATCGCCTATATTACAAGATTGTATATCAAGAAGGTAAAGATATGAATGAATATCTAACCAAAGAATATACAGACTGTTTTGTTCGTGTTATAGTTGAAGACCGTGAAGACTTCAAGAAGTATGAGAAATGGCTCATGAAGTTGGAACTTAAAGGTATGCGCGACTTGAAGTGTATCGAACCGTTCGGTGAGCGTTCTGAAGAAGACTCGGATGTAGAATTTGATGGCCAAATTGAGGCCAAATCTACGTCTAAGTTGATAGAAGAATATATCGAAGACGTTTACCCAGAACGAAAAACTAAACTTAATGCCATGGCTCAGGGTATATTTGGAGAAGCAATGAGGTTGTTATCGTGAAGGTCGTTATAGGTTATAAATTTAAAAATAAAGAAGGTAGATGGTATATGGGATACGGTGATGGTAATACACAACACAAACAATTTGCATATATTTATCAAATTCACGAAATTAAGAAAAATTTTGAAGATGTTGTTGGTCTGTGGGGTTGTAAAGATATAGGAACATGGGTCGCGGTTTGGGGAGAAGTAACATGATTAGATTTAAAAAACTAAGGTATAAGAATTTTTTATCACAGGGCGAACAGTTCGTTGAAATTCTACTAGACCAAGATGATACAACGATTATTACCGGAACTAATGGTGCTGGTAAAACAACATTCGTTGATGCGTTAATGTATGGTTTATTCAACAAACCATTACGTGACGTGAAACTCGGCCAATTAATTAATACAATCAATAAAAAGAAATCTGTTGCGGAAGTTGAGTTTTCAGTTAACGGTTCGGAATATAAAATTATCCGTGGCCAGAAACCAGCAATCTTTGAAATATATAAAGATGGTGATTTAATAAACCAAGATGCATCTGCTCGTGATTTACAGAACAAACTCGAAAATGAGATTCTTCGTACCAATTACCGTACGTTTACTCAGGTGGTTATTCTTGCATCTATGAAATTCAAAAACTTTATGGATTTGACGCCACCAGAACGTCGTGTGGTTGTCGAACAGATGCTAGACATAGAAGTTATAGGGCAAATGTCAACGTTACTTAAAGACCGTGTTAAGGACGTTAAACGTCGTGCTGATACATCAGATTTAAACCATCGAGAGTTTGTAAGTAAATCTGCAAACATCCAGCGATTAATCGATGCAAACCAAGACACATCTGCGGACCAATTGTCCCAGTTTGATATTGTGTTGGGTAACTATGATGAAAGTATAGCCTCATTGCAAAGTAAATTCGAAAACGAGAAGTTGGCACTGGAGCAAGAACAAGACCTGAAGCCAAACATCGATGTCGAAGGTAATTCTGCTGCATACCAAAAACATCAGGCTGAGCTGACTCAGTTGGGTAATATACACCAACAACAATGCAGTCATGTTGCCATAAGTAGTAATGAGATATCAACAAGCAAGCGCGAAGCAAGCTTTTATATCGACAACACCGAGTGTGGTACATGTGGCCAACACATAGACGAAAACTTCAAGAAGCGTATCGTTGATGGTTACACGGATAAGATTAGTGCAGCAGAAACTAAGAAAATTCAACACCAACAATATGTGGATGAAGCCAATCGTCGAATCTCATCATGTAAAGAGAAATTAGATGAAATATCTAAAGTTGCCCAAGTGTTGCAAAAATGGCAATCACAATGTGATATGTATTTAAACAACATGAATAATATATCGCAACAAATTGCACGTGAGCAACACAATAAGCAAACAACAATGAACCAGAAATCTGATTTACTTGGTAAGTCTCAATGTAGCAATGATGGCTACTACGACGAGCTTGAAGTTATCAATGCCCGTATAAGCGAAGTGGCGGCACTTAGAGCAGAGATTACAGAAGAGATGGAACTATGTAAGCTTTGTGGTGAAATGCTAAAAGATAATGGCCTGAAGGCTAAAATTATAAAGCAATATTTACCATTGATTAATGAAAGTATTAATTACTACTTAGATAAGCTAGGTGCACATTATTCGTTCGTGCTTGATGAGCAATTTAATGAGACCATTAAATCTCGTTACCGTGACACGTTTAGTTATGGTAGTTTCTCTAATGGTGAAAGTATGCGCATCAATCTTTCTATATTATTTATGTGGAGAACTTTAGCCGAATCTAAAAATACAGTTCATACTAACCTTCTGATTATGGATGAAGTTTTGGATGGTAGTTTAGATAAAGAAGGTATCCAAGCGGTATTAGGTATGTTTGAAGAAGCTAAATCGAATGTGTTCGTGATATCACATCGCCATGAAATTATACCACAATTTGATAGACACATTCAGGTAAGTAAAATTGGCAATTTTGCAAACTATGAGGGTTTAACTGATTTAGTTTAATATAATAGTTGACTCGGTAATATATTCGTGTAGAATGTCCCTTATCGAGTCGGTGACTCACAATCTAGGAGAAAATAAATGTCAAATTATAAATGTATCGTAGCCCAGATTTCTACAGTAATTCCAATTCCAAATGCGGACCGCATTCATACTGCAATCGTTTTAGGCGAACAGGTAATCGTAAGCAAAGAATGGACAGTCGGAAAGATTGGTTTGTTTTTCCCAGCAGATACACAATTATCTGAAGAATTCTGTAGTGAGAATAATCTATTTCGCCATGCGCATTTAAACAAAGACCCAAGTAAAGCCGGATTCTTTGATGATAATCGCAAGGTTCGTTGTCAGCCATTTCTTAAGGTGCGCAGTGAGGGTTTCTTTTGTGGCCTAGATGCTTTAGATTATACTGGCACCACTAAAGCAATGCCAATCGGTTATGCGTTTGACCATATCGGTGGTAAATTGTTATGTGAAAAATACATGTCAGAAAAGATGTTAGCTAAACTATCATCAAACAAGACACAGGCCAAATCAAAGCGTCGAGACAATACACCAATTAAATCTACTCCGATGTTCGAAAAGCATGTGACTTCGCACCAGTACAGACAAAATACACACTTAATTGAAAAAGGTGATTTAGTTTCTTTTCATGCGAAAGTTCATGGTACATCGGCACGTGTGGGCTACACGAAAGTTAAATATAAACCAGTAAGCCTATTAGACCGTTTATTGGCTAAGGTCGGTCTATTTGATACAGAGCGATGGGAATATATAGTTGGTAGTCGTAACGTCACAATTGATAGTAGCGGTGGCCACCACGGCAGCAACCAGTTCCGTCATGATGTAATGGATAAACTGAAGCCATTCCTCAAGAAAGGTATGACCGTGTATGGCGAAATTGCTGGATACGCAAACGGCAAATTGATTATGTCACCACATAAAACCAAAGGTTTAAAAGATAAAAAGTTTGCCAAAAAATATGGCAGCGAAGTTAAATATACCTACGGGTGTAATGAAGGTGAGTCTCGCTTTCATGTGTATCGTATCTCGTATACTAACGAATCTGGTATCGAGTTGGACTTTACCGACGCACAAATTAAGCAATGGTGTCTAGATGCCGGAGTTCATGCAACGTTTGACGTTCACCAGCCAATCATTTTCGATGGCGACGTTAAAGGTCTGAATGCGTTAGTTGAATACTTAACGGAGCGACCGGAATTATTAACTGAAGATTTTATCGACCCGACTCATTTATCTGAAGGTATTATTGTTCGTGTGGATAAAGGGACATTAGTTCCTAAGTTCCTTAAGTCTAAGTCATATGCATTTAAAGTCGCTGAAGGTATCCTAAAAGAAACTGGGGATTTAGATTTAGAAGAAACATCATAATAACAGTTGACACCACCACGGAACCCTGTAAAATGGGTTCCAAGATAACAAACATTAAGGATACAAAATGGCATTAGATAAATTTCTTTGGGTTGAGCAATATCGACCAACAACAATAGACGAAATTATTTTACCCGAATCAATCAAGCAACAAGCTAAACATATGGTTGCGTCTGGTAACATAACTAACATGATGTTTGGTGGTGGTGCTGGAACGGGCAAAACTACATTGGCTAAAGCAATTGCAAACGAAATTGGCGCGGACTTAGTAGTTTACAACGGTTCGGACGGTAGCCTAAACTTGGAAGAGCTTAGACAAAAAATTGCAGACTTTGCACATACAACATCATTAAAAAATAACGGTGTACCTAAAATCGTTTTAATCGATGAAGCTGACGGTTTGGGTTGGCAGATACAACCAGCATTACGTAATGCCATGGAAAAGTATCATACAAATTGTCGCTTCATCATGACATGTAATTATCCAGAAAAAATAATTCCGGCTTTACATTCTCGTTGTGCTTATGTAGACTTCAACTTCAGCAAGACAGAGAAGGCCGATTTAGTTAGAAAGTTTGCGCATCGTATTGTTGAAATATTAGACAACGAAAGTGTTACTTACGATACAGAAACACTAATTACAGTAATTGGTAAATATTACCCAGACAACCGTAAAATTTTAAATGAGCTGCAGCGTTATGCAAACCAGCACGGTTCAATTGATGGTGGTATAATCGAACAACTTAAAATCGATATCACTGAATTGTTTAATGCCATAAAGGAAAAAAACTTTAATGGCGTGAAGCAGTGGCTTTCAGATTATAGTTCGCCAACAATATTCAATCAATTATATAGAGATTGTGAAGCGAATCTACCGAAAGCATTAATACCACTATTTATTATTAAACTTGGCGACTATCAAAAATACCATGGTGTTGTACCTAACCCAGAACTTAACGTACTGGCCGCATTAACCGAATATATGGCCGAGAGCTAAAGGAGAAATTATGTCTTTGATTATTATTTATTTAGTTATTGCTATTGTGTTATATCTATTGTCTGTACTGAACGATTTTATTTTATATATGAAGGGTGTTGTCACGTCATACCCTATTCAAAGTTATAAAACGCATCGACTATTGATTGTGTTATCGTTATTATGGTTACCAGTATTGTTAGGTATTTTGTATGCCGCTTGGTTCCATAATGATTAATTTGTTAGGTAAGCAAATTCAGGTAAGTGAACCGGACAACGAAGAAGATACAAAAAAACCTGACGTACCTAAGCTATTTGATTGGTTGAAGGCAATCAATCAATCAAAAGATGATTTACGTAGAGTCGACCCATCGTTGGTTGGTTTCGAACCATTTATTATAACTAAAGGCTTAGGTCAAAGCGAAACCACAATTGGTTTTGCAAATATAATGAATAAAATGCCACATATCCCAAAAGATATGGTATACTTATTTTATCTAAATGGTGTGCCTAAACATAGAGCATACGCCAAGTGGGCTAAAAACTCCCACGGTAAAGATTTAAAGCCATTCATGGAAATGACTGGTGTTAGTAGAGAAAAAGCATTAGAGGCACTTAGAGTGTTGACTAAGGCGCAAATTAAACGTATACTTCGCCCAATTGGCGGTAAAATTAAAAACTAGGAGAAAATTATGACTAAATCAACTTTCACACGTGTAGCAGAATGGAATATTATTTGTGGTAAATCGGCACCAACTATCGGTACTATGGATTATTACACAGCATTATCAAACCAAGCGGCACGAATTAAAGAAGAGCTTCAAGAACTCGAAGATGCAATTACTTTATCACGAGCAATCACCGAAGCCATGGCTGAACCCGATTATGATGTTAATGATATTATTTCATTTGGTGGCGAAGTTATCGAAGTTAACCAAAAATCTTTAGACCACTGGAAACAAGAAATTTTGGATGCTGGGTGTGACTTGGATGTTGTTGTTGCCGGAACAAACTTTATTTCTGGCCACAATTACCAAGGCGCTATCAATTCGGTCTTGGACAACAATGACGTGAAATATACGCACATCTTAGATGATGCAAGCGCAGCGTTAGCTTACTTGGGCGAAGAAGACCATAATATCGTGGCGACTAAAGTACTTATCGATTTCGATGATGAAAACCTAAGCCTTGCTGATGGTATCGAAAACTTAATCGAGCACGGCTACACTGCCCAAGAAATTGACGGTAACGCTGTCGTGTACCAATACAGTGTACATCGCAACTCGGATGATAAGATTTGTAAACTATTAAATCATCCTAAAGTAGACTTGTCTCCATTCATGGCAACTGACGATGAGTAATAGCTGGACGGAAGAAGAGTTCGAAGAATTCGCACATATTTCGGACAATCTATCCTCACCGGACCAGTGTGACCGGATAGGTGCCAGAATGGACATGCCGAGGTTTGTAGAGAAGCACGGCAAAGAAAAGTGCGACTTGATGTTTGAAGAACTAACAAAAGATGAATAATTAGTTGACTTTTATCTATGGGTCTATACAATGGACCCATATTCAAGAGAAACTAATAAGGACTATATTATGAGAGCACCTAAATTTATCACACAAATTAAGCGTTTAGCAAGCAAGCACCACAAGCAACAAATGTATGGAGATAAACCGTACATGAGCCATATATTTGATGTGGTCAGAGAAACACACGCAATCGTAATTGAGCGTGGTATAGTTGATGGCTCTGATGAATATTGGAAATACATCGCAGTCGCATTCGGTCATGATTTAATCGAAGACACTAGCGTAAAAATAGACACATTATTATGGTCTAATATTCCGGTTGATGCTGTTAATGGTATCGATATGATGACGAAGCGTAATGGTGAATCTCGTACAGAATATATTGAGCGAGTAAAATCCGACAAGTACAGCCACTTAGTTAAACAGGCAGATTCGCTAAGCAATTTAACACATAGCATTCGTGCTGGTAACTCTAAGCGAATTGCTAAATACACAACATACTTATCAATATTGGGAGAATAAAATGAGCGTTGTAGATTTAACTAAACAGACAGCAGAGCGTGGATATTTCAGCCACAATCAAGAAATGCTGGAGAAAACTAAACCATTCCTTGATGCGATATTGGCGAAATATCCTACTGGTGTCCATATCCAAAGAGTAGGCGATTTTATATATAACGTCCATATAATGAATCAGGTTTGGCAATTTGAAAATGATGGTAACGTCGCACAGATGTTTCGAATTGGTTAGGGGGGATATATGTTTAACAAAGAAGAATTAGCAATTGCTCGCGTGAAATATGTCGGTAAGATGTATAGAGCTAAATACGCAGATATATCCTTCGATTTGTCTTTTGATGATTATTTAAATTTGATAACGAATGCTGGTATATCGGTCAGTGATATCGGTCGTGCTGGCAATCAGTTTTGCTTAGGTAGAAAATGTACAAAAACTGGAAAGGTTGATGGGGATTTGCCATATTCTATAGGTACATGTCGATTTATAACAAAAGCAGAAAACACTGCAGAGGCAGAGAAAGGTACAACATTTAGTGCCAAGATGTCTGCTATACATAAAGGTAAAGTTGTATCAGCACCCCAACGAAAGGGGATGTCCGAACGTATGATAGGCAACACTAATCTTAAGGGCTTCAAGCAAACCGAATATAGTAAAAAAGTTACATCCGATAGAATGCTTGGCACTTTACCATGGGATGTATATAACACAAACGAAACCCAACTAAAAGCTTGGAAAATTATGCCAGAAATACATACAAAATGGATTGAGTTTGGTAGACCTAAAACTGGATTCAGGTTAGCCAAGATATATGGCGGTCATCTAAATAAAATGGTACGTATATTTATGGACGAACCGAAGTATATTAAAATATTAAAAGAATGGAGGGTAAAATATGGATAAAATATGGTATATGAATTGTGAAGCGAGAGGCAACAATATTTTGCTTACGTATTCGCACAACGGGGAAACTAAATACCAGAAAATAAGCGACTATAAACCATCGTTATTTTCTGAGTCTGCGGGTCCAACCGAATATACAGAATTACTTTCGGGTAAACATCTGTTCAAGAAAACATATAAAAATATGTGGGAAGCGAACCAAGCCATACGTCAAGCGCACGATACTGAAGGTATGACTATTTACGGTAACCGTAATTTCAACTATACGTTTTTGCATGAAAATTTCGACGACATGGAACTGAATTATGATGCGTCAAAAATACGAGGTTTTATAATCGATATCGAATGTCCGTCGGATTTTGGTTTCCCTGAAGCTTCAAAAGCTGAGTGGGCCATCAACTTGATGTGTATACGTGATTCTATTACTGGTATATACGATGTATATGGCCTTGAGAGCTTCGCAATTGAACGATACCTCGATAAGCTAATCGAAGGTGGTGTTACGATGGAAGAGGTCAGATACCATCAGTTTGATAGCGAAATTGACCTATTAGAAGCCATGGTAAGTTACTGGGAAAATAATTACCCACAATACATTACCGGATGGAACATAACAAACTTCGATATGCCTTATATATACAATCGACTTCAACGTTGCGGATTTAACGCAAACCGTCTGTCTCCATGGAACTCGGTACGAGTACGTGACTTTACTGATGGCTTTGGTAAAGATGCACAAAACATTATCATCTCTGGTGTTAGTGATTTGGATTATATAGACCTATACAAAAAGAATAGGTTTATAACTCGTGCAAGCTATAAGTTGGATTTCATACTGGAAATTGAAGGCTTAGGTAATAAGGTAGATTTCTCTCATATCGCACCGGACCTAAAAACTCTTTATCGAGTAGATTGGGATTTGTACACCGCATACAATATAATCGATGTTGCTGGTATTAAACGGTTAGACGATAAATTGGGGTTCATTGGTATATCATTTGCCGTTGCTTATGCAGCAGGAATTAATTATAGTGATGTGAGTTCTCCGGTGGCGACATGGGAAAACATTTTTTATCGGGACTTAATTAGAAGTAATGTTATATTACCGCCTAAAAAGAACCATGATAAAATAGGTTTCGAGGGTGGGTATGTTAAAGACCCACAAACTGGTAAGCATCGTTGGGTATGTAGTTTCGATTTGGCTTCTCTTTATCCGCATTTAATAATGCAATATAATATTAGCCCAGAAACAATTAGCCAATATATGGTAGCTGGCGTGAATGTAGATACAATGACTGAGGGTGATTATTATAAGCCACCACCATTAGATTTGTGTGTATGTCCAACAGGTAATACATTTAAGCGAGATAAAGCTGGTATTATACCTAAGCAAATGTTACGATTATATCTTGAACGTAAAGAAATTAAGCGGCAGATGTTACAACATGAGCAAGATGTAATCGATATAGAAAACGGTAATTTTGATGAACATGCAATGTTTGGCAAGTATGGACTAAATCTAGCAACCGACACATATGAAACACTATTATCGGCAGCAAAGAAACAAGTTAGCCTGAAGGACGGTGCGCAAATGGTTCGTAAGATTTTACTTAACTCTGCGTATGGTGCATTAGCGAATATACATTTTTGTTTGTTTGATTTACGTTTAGCTGAAAGCATAACTAAATCAGGTCAACTTAGTATTCGTTGGATAGGCCGTGTGGTTAATGAGAAGCTAAATGCTGCGTTCGGCACCAATAAAGACTATGTGGTGTATACCGATACCGATTCTATCTATGTTAAGTTAGAAGAGGTCGTCGAGCGTATGGGTTATTCGGATAAACCAACCGATGAAATTGTTGCCATGCTTGATAATTTCTGCTCCAGTAAAATGGAACCGATGATTAATGCAGGTTATGAAGAATTGGCGAAGTATACTAATGCATATGAGCAGAAGATGTTCATGGACCGTGAAGTTATTTCAGATAATTCTGTGTTCTGTGCCAAAAAGCGTTATGCTATGTCGGTGTGGAATTCTGAAGGTGTTGCGTTCACTGAGCCATACATTAAAGTTATGGGATTGGATTTAGTTAAATCATCCACTCCGCAGGTCTGTAGGGACGCCATGAAGGAAACTGTACGTATGATATTAAATCATACCGAAAGTGAAGTTCAGGCATACTTCAGGGACTTTAGAGAACGGTATAATGGATTCACACCAGAACAGATTGCCAAACCGAGTGGTGTATCTGCGATGGAAGAAAAATATTGTAATGGTGATGGTAGTTTCCGTGATGGTACTGTATACTACATATCTAAAGCGTGTATCCATTACAACAGGCATATAGAAAAGTTGGGTTTAGATAAGGTTAAGGTGGTTGCTGGCGATAAGATTAAATATCTTGAATTGAAGCTCCCAAACAAACTAAAATCTAAAGATATTGGATTTCCTGATGAATTGCCTATTGAATTTGGTCTACATCATAAGGTAGACTATAAGACAATGTTTGAAAAGACGTTCAAGAAGCCGATGGAAGACATCGCGAGATTGATTGGTTGGTCCCTTGAGCCTAAAGCGACATTGAAAGGTTTATTATTTAAAAAGAAATAAATATTAGTTGACTTTACACTGGAACCTAGTAACATAGGTTCCAAGATAAAGATAATTAATTAAACGGAGAAAATTATGAAAACTACAATCAATGCAAACGAACTTAAAGAACTTAGTGCCTGTACGTCAGGATATAAAACATTCGTTGAAGCTCATGAAGATAAAACTGTTAAGCTGAGTGAAGCTTTAGAATCTAATGGTATTGATGACCTGTTTTGGTTGTTAGATGAAATACCCCTATCAACAGAGCAAGAAAATGATTTACGGTTGTTGGCTTGTGATTATGCATCAGACGTTTTACATATTTTCGAAGAAAAATATCCTACTGATAAAAGACCAAGATTGGCCATTGAAGCAGCTAGAAAATATATAAATGGTGAGATAAGTAAAGAGGAATTAGATGATGTTGTTGTTGCTGCTGCTGCTGCTCGTGCTGCTGCTCGCTCTGCTACTGTTGCTGCTCGTGCTGCTGCTCGCTCTGCTACTGTTGCTGCTGTTGCTGATTATGCTGCTAGTGCTGTTGCTGATTATGCTGCTAGTGCTACTACTTCTTCTCGTGCTGCTGCTCGCTCTGCTACTGTTGCTGCTGTTGCTGATTATGCTGATTATGCTGCTGCTGCTGCTCGTGCTGCTTCTCGCTCTGCTACTGTTGCTGCTGCTGCTGCTCGTGCTGATTATGCTGCTGCTGCTACTGTTGCTGCTGTTGCTGATTATGCTGCTAGTGCTGTTGCTGATTATGCTGCTAGTGCTACTACTTCTTCTCGTAAAACGCAATCAGAGCAATTAATGAAGGTTTTATTGAAATGGGAAAATAAATAGTTGACACGGTCTTGGGGTCATGTATAATGGCTCCAAGATGAACAAACGGAGAAAAATATGAGTCAGTTATTTATAGATAGTGTTACTGAATTAGCAAAGTTAAACCATAACAAGTTTACTGCCATTGAGCAGTTGGCATTAAAGCAATTAGAAAGTAAATGCCACGAATCATTATCTCATATTGATAGAGCTATCAGGATATCGAAAAATGCCGATACAGAAATAAAAAATAGCCCAGAAAAAATGGAAGATGTTCGTCGATATTATTCGTATATATTATCTTCGTGCGAAATGATGTCGTCTTCGTTTTTACTTAAGCCTGTTAAGGGTCATGTAATCCAACGAGACCGTACATTTATTGCGAAATATATGGAAGCTGCAAAAATTTTATTAGAAAAACATAAAATTAGTAGTTGACAATAGAATCGAGTCATATTATAATGGCTCCAAGATAAACAAACGGAGAAAGTTATGTCATCATTCAAGCACCATTGGGCATTTAATGTTGTTTCGATAAGTAGAGAAACTATAAAAAGACCTTTACTTACTCTTTGGAAACATGATAAACTAGTTCAGTACAAGGGACAAAGAATTATCCCTTGCAAATATATCGGTTAGATATATTTATGTAAATGTTTAGTATCTGGTGACGTATGGGTGTCGATAGCCCAATATGAATAGAATATATGTTGTTTGTTCCTTCTGTATATTCATGGCATATTCATGGCCCGTATGGTGGGATTAAGACTTAAGATTGGCAAGTTCGATTCTTGCACACTAAACAATTACATAAATGTATTTATTATAGGAGAAAAATATGCAAAACGTACAATTTATTTTGAACGAAGATGGCTTCGCGTTTGAAGTTAAATGTGAAATCGACCTAGAAAATTTAGAAGGTTGCGAGTTATTTGAAACTGAAGAAGAGTTATGCCAAGCACACCGAGAAATCCACAAAAATTCTGGATTTCGAGCGGAACTTATCACGATTGATGAAGCCGAAATTGTATCAAATTTTGATGGTGTTATTGGTGTAGTTGATTCTTGTGTTGCGGTGTATGTATCGGCCTTCTCGTATTAGGGGATTTTTTATGAGTAAAGATAAATTTAGTATAGGGATAATAGATAAATCTAGATGTTCTAGAATCTTAAACCAATGGCACTATTTAAAGACGTGAGCAAATCGTTTAAAAGTGGAATAAATTATGGACTATTCGATGATGGGAAGTTAGTTGGCGTATGTATATATACAGGATTTCCTGTACCTGAATTAGTTTATGGTATGTTTGGTTTGGATAGAGACGACCAACAAGGGTTTTATGAACTTAGTCGGTTATGTATCAGCCCACAAACACAAGAATCTGAACATAATATAGCCAGTTGGTTTATAAGTAAAACCATCAAGGAACTTAGAAGAAATTTTAGTGTTCGTGCTATTCTAAGTTATGCAGACGACGACCACCATAATGGTATAATTTATAAGGCTTCAAACTTCACTTATTATGGCAAAACAGCAAAAAAAAAGCGATTTTTGGATTCGCCACAAAAATGGGACATACACCAAACATTCACGGGGTAAGATTAGTGGATTGGATGGCGAATGGCGACCGCGCAGTATAAAACACCGATTTGTTATGGTCTATGATGGAACTTTGGACATGAAATGGGAAGAACAATTATGGATTAGAACGCCAGATAGAATAAGACCAACAGTTGTGGCTGGTCCATCAAATGGTATACAAAAAACACCATTCGTTAAATTGTTATTTGGTAACTCGCATGATTGAAATAAAAGAAATCGCAGGTTTCGATGAAGCCAAGCAACGAAAAGTTATGAACGTGTTATTATATGGCACAAGTAAAGCAAAAACCGCTTTACAATTCGAAACGAGTCGTGGTACTATTATTCGCATCGAACAGCAGATGGCTCCAATATTAGAAGCCGAAGCCGATGTGTGTATTGGTCAAGATATACATGAAGCAATATCAACATTTGGCCACAATAAAAAAATTAAACGTACACCGTTTACAGTATTAGTGTTAAACTATTAGGAACTAGAAATGATACAAAATGAAATAGATATAGCTAAGCAATATTATATAAGTAAACAATATAGTAGTAAAAGGTTGGGTATACCATTCGTATTGTCATTTGATGAATTAATAGATAAGATACATGAAGCTGGTATATTTCCTAGTGATATTGGCTGTAGGCGTGGACAATATGTTCTTGGTAGAAAGTGCCAAAATACATCAAAAACTGATGGCGATTTACCATATTATATAAATACTTGTAGATTTATTACTAAGCACGACAATGATATAGAGCGAGTTATGCCAGTGACAGATGAGCATAAATATAATTTATCGGTTGCTTTATTAAATGGAAACAACTTTAGTAGAGGTAATAAGGGTTCCGACTCCTTGAAGTTTAAAGGTTGGTACATAACACCTAAAGGGAAGTTCGACGATATGAAACTGGCTGGTATAGCTAACGGTATATCACCTAGAACTATACATAGTTGGTGTGGAAAAGAAAATGAACGAGTGTTCAAGAAAAGTAGGAAAGGTTCTACTACGTTGGACATGTTGGGCAAAACGCCTAAGGATTTAGGATTTGGGTTTTTGTCTAAATAATAGGAGATACCATGATACAGAAACTATCACCTTATCAGGCTTGTAAGTTGTTTATGAACATCAGGACGCATTTTAGTAATGAGAAATTTGATATAACTGCGTCTAACGGTATCCGATACAGTGAAGCGAGTTTCGAAAAGCGCAAAGATAAAGGCTACTTCACGAAACTGGCACACGAATACGCTTCCGGTGATTTAGGTTACTACTTTATGAGTAACTTAATAGATGGAAACGAACATCCGTCAGGGATGATGGATATAACATATCGGGAATGGAAGGCACGAATGCATAAGATTGAGCACATCTTCAATGAAGATTGTATGTTGATTTATTCGCATATGATGCAACAGGAACTGACGTTTAATGATTTCTTCGTGTCCAACAATGGTGGACTCCCGATATCAATACAAATGCTAAACGGTAACATGATAAGCATAGAAACTATTTGCCTTATAGATGCACTCTTTGATGGGTTCATTATCCAACGAATGGACACGCAAATAACAGATAGGTTTGTCTGGGACAAGATTAGAATTAGAATTGTTAAATATGCACCATGGATAAAACGATATTATAAAGCTGAAGAAATTAAAGCTATACTACGAAATTACACTTAAATTATAAAACTTAAAGGATAAAAATATGTCATTCGCAAATATGAAGAAAAACAACGCTAGCGCACTACAAGGTTTACAGGCACAAGTACAGCAGTCATTAGAAAACCAAAATGGTGGCGTAGCAAAAGACCCACGCTTCTGGAAACACACATACGACAAAACTACTAAAGTTGGTAGTGCTGTTATTCGCTTCTTACCGTTTGGTGATGGTGAGCGTCTACCTTGGGCATCATGGCAGGGTTACAACTTTAAAACGGCTGCAGGTAGCTATTGGAACCGTTCACGAGTAACTATTGGCCAACCAGACCCAATGGCAGAAATCAACAAAACTGCATGGGCGCGTAATTTAGCTGGTGACCAAAATGGTTGTAAAGACCGCACAATTAAGAAACGTTTTGTTGCGAACATTGTGGTCATTAGTGACCCAGCGAACCCACAAAACAACGGCCAGAACTTCTTATATGAATACGGTCCTTCTATCCAAGACTTGATTTTGGCTAAGATGGCACCAAAATACGAAGACCAAGCAAAGGTTCCAGTATTTGATTGGTGGAAAGGTGCAAACTTTGAGCTTCGTTCATGTGAAGATAAAAAGTTCTTAAGCTATAAAGATAGTACTTTTGCTCCGGCAGGTCCATTACATCCAGATGATGCAGTGCTTGAGAAAATCTACAACGGTATGCATGATTTGGTTGAGTTCGAGAAAGAAGAAGGCAACTATAAGTCTTACGATGACTTGAAAGCTGATGCGATTAAAGTATTGGGTGCACGTTTCGTCGCTGGTATCTTCGGTGAAGAATTCTCGCCTGAAGCTGCAGCGCAAAGTGGTGGTAATCCTTTTGGTCAAGCCCAACAGCAAGCCCAAAAGCAAGCAGCACCTCAAGGTAATCCTTTTGGTCAACAGCAAGCAGCGGTAAGTAATGAGCCAGCGGCAGCAGGTAACCCGTTTGAACAGCAAGCAGCCAGTAATGAGCCAGCGGCAGCAGGTAACCCGTTTGAACAGCAAGCAGCCAGTAATGAGCCAGCGGCAGCAGGTAACCCGTTTGAACAGCAAGCAGCAAGCACTGAAAATGTAGCAGCCGACCCATTTGCAAATATTCCTTTGTAATTTGGTTGAAGTGTAGTATAATGTAGTTATCTAAGGTGGCTGGAATGGTCTAGCCACCGAATATTAAAATTTTTGGAGAATATTAAATGTCAGTACAATTAAATGAGCGTAAATTAGAATTAGCAGCCGACGTAGTAAAATTTGTTGAACAGTACAACGATTGCATAAGCCAAACAGACGTATTACGCAAATGTGAATCAGTTGATGACTTTGATGCATTAGAAGATGAAGTAACAATCGCTATCGATACAGGCAACATCGAAGCACTATCTGAAGCACTAATTTAATAGGTGATGTTATGGCGAAGACAGTCAAGGTAAAAAAACATAAGCGCGACGGAGTGGTTGTCGAAGCACACGACAGAGAAATCACCCGTGGTAAAGAATCACTATCAAACAAGATTAAAAGTAAGGCCATAGAAAAAGCTAAAGGCCAGAAATTAAAGAAACTATTTTTTGGAGAGAACAATGATACTACTTGATTTTAGTGCGATTATATTTGCTGCGATTCATGTTGATATTAAAGGTGGAACTAAACCAAACTTTGAATACATTCGCCACTTAGCACTTAATACAATTCGTCACCAGAACAACATGCATAAACGAGAATACGGTGAAATGTATTTGATATTTGATTCGAAGTCTTGGAGACAGTCAGCGTTCCCACTATATAAATGGGCAAGACAACACGACCGAGAAATAAATCCAGACCAAGATTGGGAAGTTTTATTTGAAATGGTAGAGGAAATAAAGCGCACATTAATTGAGCATTTCCCATACCCATCGGTAGAAGTTAAGTTTGCCGAAGCAGATGATATTATCGGTGTCATGTGTAGAAACGCCAAAGAAAAGGTTTTGGTTAGTTCAAACGATAAAGATTTCGGTGGTTTGTTGAAGTATAAGCGAGTGTCACAATATAGACCGTCGCAGAAAAGCTTCCTTGAAATAGCAGACCCAGTACGGTTCGAATATGAATTGATAATGAAAGGCGATAAGTCTGATGGTGTTCCAAACATATTCAGTCCTGATGATTTTCTAAAGCAGCAGGTACTAGATAAAGAAGCCGGATTAAAGCCACAACGTGCTAAGCCAGTATCACAAAAATATATGGATAGTATGTGGGAAGTATACAGTTCGAATGATGAGGCATTAATCGAAAAAGAGTTTGGCCCATTATATAAAAACTTTAGACGCAACCGTAGATTAGTATCATTAGACTGGATACCAGATATTTTAGTTGATTCGATAAATAAACAGTTGCAAAACTTAACAAGACAGCCTATCATGAAGGCTATGGAATATATGACAACGAACAGAATGACTTTGATGGCGCACCACTTAGGTGACTTCGAACCAAACCGTACGTTAAAAACATCTTTAATTTAGGAGAAATTTATGAAAATATCAGAAGAAACATTAATCGTATTAGGCAACATGGCCAAACTAAACCCACACTTAGTAATCGAAGCCGGAAGTAAAATCCGAAGCATCAATGAAATTGGTTCTTACATCATCGAAGTTGAATGTAATGAAACGTTCCCAGTGCAGGTTGCACTACACGACTTAGGTGGCTTCCTGAAGGTATTAAGTATCTTCGAAGAGCCAGAGTTAACATTCACTGATAAGTATGTTGAAATCACTGATGAATTCGCCTCACAAAAATATTATTTTTCTGAGCCGGACGAGCTAATTTACGACAACGACGAAGCTACCCAATTAGATTTTGGTATAAACTTCAAGTTAGAATTCGCGAAGTTCGACCGAGCATTAAAAGCTGCTGGCGTTAATGGCGTAGAAGATATCATATTTGTTGGTACAGATGCTGGTATATTCTTGGAAGCATCAGATAAAGAAAACCCAACTCGTGCATTCACTATCCAAGTAAGTGAAGAAAACCATGGCGAATTTAGAGCATGTATGCGCCATGGCAAGAAAAACAAAATCGGTGTGTTGCCAATGGATTACGATGTTAGTATCTGTAAAGATGGCGCTATCCGTTTCGCATCAGACATCGAAGAGTTTGATTTAGTGTACTTAATGGCTTTAGAAGCCGATTCTGAATTTTAAGGAGTAACATATGGCAGATTACGACGAACAGCGAGAATTCCATGAAATGTTAGATGGAATTAAAAACGGTGATGTGTTTACTTGGCACGGTAACTCCGATAAAACATATGGCTTAGCTGATGGTGATGTTTATATTGCATTATCAGATAAACCAGACATTTTACACAGAGAAAAGGATACTGGCCGTTACATTATTATCCGTTCACCTAGTGGACATGTATGTTTATCTACTGGCGACATCAAGAAATGTGGATATATATTGCAAGGTAACGAACGTATAGTTACTAAGCCATTAAATCGCCCACCATTTTGGTTATCATTAGAACCTAATGCACCTGTTGTATCAGATGGTAAATCATCATCATATTACAACCTGTTACTGAATGAGCGTTTAACTAAAAAGATAAAAGACCAGCTAGAAAAAGGTGAGCCGTTAAATCTTGAAACTGGCGACATTATCGAAATGATGTTTGGTAATGACTTCGACTTTGGTAATATCGAAAAGGCATTACGTCGAATATTCGAAGCCAAGCATGGTCGCGGTAAAGCCGGAGTTGATATTAAATATGATATTAACAAGTGCCATTATTTTCTTGACCAGATAGAAGAAAAATGTTAATTTATAATGATTATTTTTAGTGATGCTTTATATAATCAGGATAAAATCGCTGGAGTATACGTAATATACTCTGGTGATGGTGTCCCTCTGTATTGTGGTCAGTCTTGCAACATTATGGAAAGGTTGGGAGTTCATAGGAAATGGGTCAGCGATAGTTATTATGCCGAGATTATACTATTAGAACCAAACAAGCACCTACGGATGGAATTTGAGGGTCTATACCATGATGTGTGTGGGTATACTTTATTATCCAAGAAATACAATGGGCGAGATACACCATGTAAATTTAATGGTATGGAGTTTGATAGTAAAACTGATATGTACAATCATGTTTCTGATATTGGTGGTATATCCACCACCACGGTAGAGAAATATATACGCAAATATAATTGTAAAACGTTATTAGATATATTAACATTGGGTAATAATGAGCAGCAATCTAGAATCGATGCCGTATCAGCATCAAATGCTCGTAGGGTCGGAAAAAAACTTAATATGAAACCTAAGATATGCCCACATTGTGGTGCTGAAGGTAAAGGAGGCAATATGACAAGATATCATTTCAACAATTGCAAAGATTCATCATGAATGTATATGATACTACTGTATACTTCATAAAGACTAGTGAAGTATATGGGACGATTCAATGCCAAGATTTTGATACCATTGTAGCATTAAGAGAATACTTTAGTTTCTTTGCCGATGGTTACCAGTTCCAACCTAGCTTCATCAATTTACAATGGGATGGCAAAATTCGTCTGATTGATGCTAGCAATCAAATTCGTCTGGGTCTATGGCATGAGGTAAAATCGTTCTGTGAGCGATATAATTTACCATTCATGTTGGACCCAAAAATTCAACGGTTTAGTTTAGACAAGAAAAAGTTCGAAGGTTTTGTTGAAAACTTAGACGTTCATGCTGGTGGTGATTCGATTACTCCATACGACTATCAAGTTGACGCAGCACATCATGCATTAGAAAGTCAGCGTTGTTTATTGCTATCACCGACATCTTCGGGAAAGTCCCTGATACAGTATATGCTGATACGAATGTATGAAAAGATACTACCGGACCAGAAAATGCTAATAATCGTTCCTACGGTCGGTTTGGTCACTCAAATGCAAGGTGACTTCAATGATTATAGTTCGAATATTGAATGGGATGCGGAATCTAGCATTCATGGTATAAAAGCTGGCGTATGTAAGGATACAAATAAACATATTGTTGTCTCAACATACCAAAGTTTAATCCGTGTTGATGTGTCGTTCTTTCATCAGTTTAGTGCTATCATGTGCGACGAAGTTCATACCGCCACGGCTAAAAGTATTACTCGCATTTTAGATAACGGTGTTAATGCATCATGGAGAGTTGGACTTACTGGAACACTAGATGAGTGTAAAACCAATAAACTTATACTTACTGGTATGTTTGGTCCAGTGTATACAGTAATATCAACAAAAGAACTTATGGACTCTGGCCAAGTCGCTCAGTTGAAGGTTAATGTAGCACTACTGAAGCATAACGAAAAAGATTGTAAGTTTATGCGGTCAGCACCACGTGGCCCAATAGAAGAATCAACCGGAAAGAAGAAGCGAGTTAAGGCGACATATAAAGAAGAGATAGATTTTATTATATCTTCTGAAGCCAGAAATAAATTCATAATGAATTTTACCGCCAAACTTAAAGGTAATTCTATACTAATGATAAATATCGTAGAACATGGCGAGAATTTATTTAAGTGGATGAAGGCAGCATTCCCAGATAGAGAAATTTATTTATATACTGGGGCAACAAAAGCAGACGAACGAGAAGAGATTCGTCAATTAATGGAGAAGTCAGAAAATGCAATTATTATTGGTAGTTTGGGTGTGCTTAGCACTGGAATTAGTATTAAACGCTTACATAATCTTGTGTTCGCTCATCCTAGTAAATCCAGAGTCAAGGTGTTACAAAGCGTTGGTAGGTTGTTGCGCTTATCTAAGTTCGGCAATCTTGTCCATATGTTTGATATGGTGGATGATTTCTTAATTGGTGCCTACGAAAATTATACGTATGGCCATGGCCAGAAGCGAGTTAGTTTCTACCACGACCAACAATTCGATACCGAAGTATTTAAAGTGACATTATAGCTTGACATTAGCTTGGGACTCTGTAAAATGGGTTCCAAGCTAAGTTGTTTGGAGAAACACATGAAGAAACCTAAATCTACATTAAAGCAATTAAAACATATAAAACTAGTTGCACCCGTTTGCCCTATATGTAATACTAGGGTTTATTCGTTAACAGACAACACACATATTAAAGGTAAAGGACATTAACATGAAGTTATTAACTGTATTAACATTAGGTTTATATAAAACTAAGCCAGCGATGACTGTAAAGAAATCATCAGTAAAGAAACCATTGCGTCCATTTATCGAAGATGTGTGGCAGCTAAAAGACCATAGCGAATGGATAACACCATTACCAGAAACAATCACACGTATTGAAATTCTAAACGTATCAAGAGATGGTGATAAGGTTCTGTGTCGTAAAATTATACAAGACGGTAAAGCTGTATCTGTAAAACTCAAACAAGAAATGTTGATGTGCACACTACATTCAATGTATCGATTATATGAGTCACCGTTAAGAACTCGGTCTAAACATGAGCGCGAGTTTATGAATAGGCATAATAAACCATTAAGTAAGGTTCCACCAATGCCACCATGCAAGCCACCATTAAGGAAGATATAATTATGCACGACCTACAAGAACGAGTAATGGACGCAAACCATGCTAGACAAATATCGGCCAAATATATTGCTACGATTGCGAACGTAAAGGACGCATTAGTTGCTGTTAGCTTCAAGGCGCATGAGGGTAAATACTCAGTCAGTTTTATGCATGACCGCGAATTGGAATATAAGGGCCGTAGTTTGGTTGCAGATTTCCTAAAACGGTTCCATGGTTTTGATGTTGTCGACAGTGAAGGTGTTGATAACAAACAGAACAATCACAGAACAATTATTATTAACTGGAGAAAAGATAATGCTAAATAAAGTCCAACTGTATGCTGAACTTGATACAGACGGTAAAATCGATTTTACCAACTTAGAAGATGAATTGGCCAGATGCCCATTACTATTTTCTAAATGGCTCAAGTATCACTTCGATTATAAGTCTGCAGAAATTCGTGGTGAATCTCTATTGGCCGAAATGGTAGTAAAGAAACAATTGTTTTATTCTGGTGCAGCGGCAGCAGAAGATTATCGTGGGCATCCTATGTCACATATTAGTGCCAAAAACTCTACAGAGATGGCTAGACTAATCGATGGAGATACTGAGTTGTGTGCTCTACGCGAAAAGGCCGACCTGAATAAAGCATTTAAGGAAGTTTGCGAGCACATGATTGAATCAATCAAGTATAGACCGAACCACCTTAAAACAATTTTAGATGTCCGCAAATTCCAATCTGGAGAATAATATGTTTAGTAAAGATAAAAAGTATATGATTAAGAATTCACGAAATAAATCTGCATTAAGTTTTATTAGTTGTGATGGTGATTGCGTAAATCTAAAAGACACAGACGGTAACATATTACTATTTCTTCGAGAAGAAGTTGTGGAGTATGCAGAAGACGAGCCAATGTCTAGCGCAGAATACCACAAACAGATGCAAGAATTAATCGCTCAAGATAACCGTCTACGTAAAGAATTAAATATGCGTTACATTTCAGAGCGTCGAAGATTCGCTAATGGTGACATTATCGTAAATAAACAACGTCGGATAATTAAAGTAACCGGAGTTCGTTACAGTCGACCATTTTCTTTAGGTAACAGTAGTAATGTACCGATGTGTGTTTATGTTGGCGTCGAATGTACACAAAAATTAGTACCAAGAAAAGATGGTAGCAGTGGCTCGATGATTGATTCACCACATGAGCAGCTAACTAAATTAAAATAAGTGTTTACTTTACCGTAGGGTTATATATAATGACTCTATCATAAAGAAATCACACCGGAGAAGGTCATGTCGCGAAAAAATAAAAATTTATCTAAGAAGAAAAACAAGCAAAATAAACCAGTTTTTGCTTCGTGTTGGGATGAGAAAGACATCATGTACCCTGCAGTATCTACCGCTAAATTTATAGAAGAAATTGAAGTGTTTGATATATTAACCGATGATAAAGTAGATGAACCCAAATACACCCATGTGGATGAATTTATAGATTACGGTACTTCGGTCATTAGTAGTAAACGTGAAGCTGGCGAAGATTATGCTCGCTGGTTATTAAATCATTTTAGAATGTCTGCTATGATGCGTATGGCATTTGATACATTTATGACCAATCATGAATTATACGCCCAATACGAAGGTAAAACTTATCGTGTTATTGGTGCTAGCCGTATGGGTGATGTTTGGTTAACCGATAAATTTGAAAACACCCACGGATACCAACACCGTGTAGAAGTAACTACGCTAAGCAAGTGGTCAGACTCTTGTGATGCACCGTATGAAGGACCACAGTTATGATTATTAATGATATTCCTCGACACTACCGTGAACAAGTAGGTAGAGAACGAGCCACAGGCAAAACATTCCGTCGAGTATGTGAATCATTTGAACAGGCATCTGCAGGGAATCATGTATATTATGTGGTTAATAATGAGCAGATGAAGCGATGGACTGGTAACTATATGCTTGATGCGCTACATGGATTCTTTGGCAATAGTGAAACGATGGTTGCTGGTGGCAGACAACATACTGGAATGCCACACGACAAATATTATTTCGAGTTCCCTACTGGTGGGTTTATTAAAGTTGTAACCGAAAATGAGTGGAACCGTCGACCAATCCCAACCGATGTCAAGGCCACATACACCATCATTGAAATGTGGGATGTACACTCATGAAGTTTAATAGCAGTGCCAGTTTATTAGATAAAATATTTGCGGCACATCGATACGACCCAGATATTTATTCGGTCGATTTAAGTCCGAACGACTATCACGAATGTCTTCGGTCCGTGACCTGCGCATATTATGACCATGGTTGTTTTAAAGACTTCTGCCATGCTGCTGATGATAGTACCAGTTTCGAAGCTGGCGGCATGACTTTTAATTTAGTAGAAGGCGAGCAAGATGAAGTTTAGGATGCAACATTTATTCTTTCCGTCGGACGTTAAAGAGTTCGACGAAACAAATGCCCCAAAATGGCTATCTAAAGGTGGCCCTGCTGGGTCGACCATGGATAACCGATGGTTTTGGGAAGGTTTTGCACTTAAATTGGAAGTAGGTAAAAGTATCAAGACAGACTTCCACGAAATTACAAGGATATCATAATTATGCCAAAATATATTAAAGCTGTACGAAACGATAACGATTCGACGTTCTTTAAAGTTCAATCAGTCGACGGTGATGTTATGATTGTACGTTGCACTCATGGTGGCTGGGTTGGTTATCTTAAAGATAATGTAATATATGCTTGCAAGTTGATGCGTGTTACTGATATAGTAATCAAAATCAAAAAAAGTCATATCATACGAAAGTGAAAGTGCTTACAATAAAGCATATAAATCCGAGTACAGATTGTAGGAGTAAATTATGAAGAAGACTAAACTTTTGGCTGGTGTTGGTGTTTGTGATGCCGATTATCCGGTGGTTCGATATCAGCAGTTGGGTTACGTGGATGGCAAACAAAAACAGAAGCGAGTTTGGGCTTGTAAATTATATGAATGTTGGTCAAACATGATTAGACGCTGTTATTCTGATAGTAATCCAAGCTACGATAACTGTATCGTAGTTGAAGAATGGCACAAGTTTTCTAATTTTAGAAAATGGGCAATAGAGCAAGATTGGGTAGGTATGTGTTTAGATAAAGATATACTTTCGAATGGTCGTAAGATATACTCACCATCAACATGCGTTTTTATTGATTCGAAAACAAACAATTTCATGACAGATAGTAAAAAGGTTAGGGGTGAGTTTCCGATAGGCGTATCAAAGCATAAATGTACTGGTAAATATAAAGGTCGGTGTGGTGGCAAAGAATTGGGTCTATTCACAACACCGGAAGATGCTCATGATGCGTGGAAAATAGAAAAAGCAAAACAGGCTGAGTTGTTGGCATTATCACAAAACGATTATAGGGTGGCATACCACATAAGGAGGATATATGAGGTTTAGTTATTTTAATGGTTTTTACTCAAACACCGCACAAAAATGTGAAGTTGTGGATTGGGACGAATTTGTTACAATTATGCGAGCTATGTCCAATGTTGAAGGGTATAAACCAGCCATGGGCGAATATAAGCGCGAACAGCCATTAATATCACCAGCAATTTACGAAGAAAATATACACCGAACTAACGAAGCAGTGGTTGGTTGGGATATGATTATGCTCGATATAGATGATGGTATAGATAGCTTAGAGCGAATTAAACAGCACTTTAAGCCGTTTAATTACATTATCTATTCAACTGCCAACTGTACGTTAGCAAAGCTCAAAATACGTGTGTGTATACCGTTAAATCAACATGCACCAAAGAAAGAACTTCATGGCCTATGGTACGCCTTAAATCTTTGGTGTTCTGGTATATTAGACGCACAAACTAAAGATAAATCACGTATGCATTACATACCAGCGATGTATATAAATAAAGGTAGCGATTATAACCATACGTTTATTGTTAATGATGGTATAGATTTGGATTGGTCTGGGCTGATGGCGAAATATCCGGCACCACCAGAAAAAGATAAATTTAAGGTAGTAAATCCTTTACGTGATTTGAAACGTAAGGTATACTTGGGCGCTAAGGCTAAGCCGACCATCAATATAGCCGACAAGAATTGCCCGTTCGTCTACCAAAACATGATAGATGATTATCGGTTAACTCCGGCTGGTGGACATCATGGTGCCATATATAAATTTATGGTAATGTGTTGTTACAATGCAGCGAAGATTGACTACCCAATATCTACTGATGAATTGGTTGATATGGCAGAACAACTCGATGCGATAGATGGTGGTTTCTATGACCAGAAAAAATTATACGGTAATGCAGTTGATGCATTAAATTACACATGCGTTTAGGGATAGTATGATGATGAATTTAATCAGTGGGAAAAAAATAGGAAGAATTCATATAGGTCGAGTTGGTACGTATATCATCGGAGCAAATAACATACGTATAGACCGAGGACATTCAATTCTATCAAATAAATTCAAGTTAAAAGATGAAATGTGGAGAGATGAATGTTGTGATTGGTATGATGATTGGTTAAGGGAACAATTTTTCGCATGTTCTGGTGGTGATTCTGCTAGTGTATCTGCTGAAATTATACGGATAGTTGGTATTATTGAAAGCGGCAAAGACGTAAATTTACAATGTTGGTGTGCTCCAAAACGATGCCACGGACAAAGCATAAAAAAATTAGTATTACAATATATAAAGGAGAGAAAATAATGCGATTGTTTCAATTAACAAAAGGGCAAGAAATTGCTAAAGGTGAGGTTTTGGCCACTTGTCGAAACCCATGCAGAAAAGATGAGAATAAATTTCATCTTATTTTTGGTCCAGCAGGTAGCGGAAAATCTACACTAATACAAGACATCATCAAATCATTACCAACTGGTAGTAAAATTGGATTTACTGCACCAACACATAAAGCTGCAAAGGTTTTATATAAGATGGCATTTAAGCTTGGTATAACGCACCTAGTGGACATTAAAACGATTCACTCTGCCTTGGGTCTAAAGCTAGAACGAAAGTACGGTGAAGAAGTTATCACGAAGCCTAAGTTCTCGGTTGAACATATTTATGACTATCTTTTCATTGATGAAGGCAGTATGCTTGGCGATGAGATATTACAATTCATTATAGAATGTAAATCTGTCAAGGTCATATTCGTTGCGGATAAAGCACAAATTGGGCCAATAAATTCAGCCAAAGATGAATATGGTAATACGTTAATTGATGCGACCATGGCAGACCAACTTAGTAAAATATTCACTGAGGTTACGCATACATCAGAACTGATGGAAATTATGCGACAGGCTGCAGATAGCCCAATTATTCGTTTAGCTACAAAGATGCGAGAAGCACAAGAAAATCTTCACCTTGGCTTCCCACAAATCGTAAATGATTTAGATGCAGATGGTAATGGTATTGCCGTAATGCCGTTTGATGATTGGACTGCTGAGTTAGTTGGAAAGTTTCGTTCGCAGGAATTTAAAGATGACCCAGACTTCTGTCGTGTGGTATGTTACACAAATAGTGCAGTGGACCAAGTAAATGATTTTGTCCGTCAACAATTACATGGTGTTGGTGTTGCTGAATTTGTAGATGGTGAAATAATCGTTGCACAAGAAAGTGGCGGTACACCGGACTCATATAAAAACGCTGAAGAGTTCATTGTAGTAACTAGCGAGAAGTTCTTCGATGATGAATATCACGTAGAGGTAATTGAGTTAGTGCTTAAGTCATTGGATGATGGTAGAATACATAATGTTCGAACCGTTGCCAAAGATTACAAGCTCGAATTTGATAGACACATTCAGCAATTGGCCGACCGTGCAAACTCAGTAGATAAAATCTCAGCTAAAGCATTTTGGCGAGAGTTCTGGGCAGCAAAAGATAAGTTTAAGTCGTTTAAATATGTATATGCTCTAACGTCGCACAAGTCGCAAGGTAGCACGTTTACTTATACATACATATATTCGTCAGACTTTATCAATTTTGGCCCCACATTGGCCGTACTTAGGTTGTTATATACGGCAACAACACGAAGTGAATTAAAAACTTCATTTAGCTTAGAATAGGAGAATTATTATGGCATTGGATGGATGGTATGTAAAAGAGGTGACAAGGAAAGATATAACAAATTTTATTGAAACTTGGCACTACTCAAAAAATATAAACGGGTGTATATGTGATTACAACTTCGCATTATATTCCCCAGATGGTATAATGAAGGGGGCTATGTTCTACGGTCGGATGGCTATGGCAAACCAATGGAAGCGATTTTCATCTTCACCAGATGATGTAATCGAGTTGCGTCGATTGTGTTGCGTCGATGATACACCGAAAAATACAGAAAGTTACTTTATTGGACAAACCTTCAAATTACTCAGAAAAAATTGGCGCAGAGATGGGGTTATTGTTAGTTATGCAGATAAAGAGTACGGTCACGAAGGGACGATATATAAAGCCACAAATTTCGTAATGACTAGGGAAATTGCTGGCGCTAAGGTTATCATGCATGGTGATAAACGCTACCATGATAAGGCTATACGCACAAAATATAAGGGCGAACTAAAACCATTCGCTAAGAGGTTGGTCGAGGCATTAAAAAACGGGGACGCACAATATAAAAACACTGCAGGGAAATTTACATACGTATATAATTTATGTAAAAAGAAACATAAATTATTAAGCACATAGGAGAATTATTATGATGAACGACACAGAACTAAAAACTTTCGTAGAAGACCTTAGTGGTTGGTACGATGGCAGAAAAGAAAACCTTCAAGAAGTACTAAAAAATATCGAAGGCAAAGAAAAATTAACTTTGGATTTTGGTGATGATTTACAAATTAAACTAAAAAACAAACAAGAAATTAATGCTTACCGTATGGGTATCATTAGTGCCATATCTGCCTTTGGCGATTTTCCAGTTAGTATTGAAAATAAATAAAATAAACTGTTGACTTTTATCTATGGGTCTATATAATGGACCCATATTCAAGAGAAACTAAACCGGAGTAACATATGGAATCATTTAAAATAGGCAGAGAAAACAGAGCAACATTAAATGTGGATTTAACGACTGCAATTGATGAGCATTTCCATTATATGGGTATGGGTGACCATACAATTAAGGTTCCATGTATATGTACCAATGAATATGTATGTGTAATGTGTAATAAATCTAAAGACTTGTGGGTCGAACGTGGAGATAGAGGTTTGGCTATACATCATGCCAGAAGAACCACCACCACATTCACCGTGACCGTAATCGATGACCCATCAGACCAAACCAATAATGGTAAGAAATTTAAGTTGGTTGTTGGACGGGGGTTATTGAAGAAGATTGCCGCAGTTAGCGCAAAATATAATGACGTAGTTTTACATTTACTAAATACACCTAAAGGATTCGGGTCTAGAACTTTTCCAGATTATTCTAATAGTACAATATCAATACCAAAAGAAACAATCACAAACCAATTAGCTATGGATTTATTCGAAGCAACAGAAGGCGAACTATAATGCAAGACTTAGACCGAGTTAAACGTAAAATAGCAAAGCTAATGAATTTGGCTGCAGGTACATCGAACGAACATGAAGCCGATAATGCCATGCGAAAAGCTGGTGGGCTTATGAACAAATTCCACGTTGAAGGTGCTGCTGATTGGGACAAGAAAATTGTATTAATCGAAAAAGCATTTGGCACCCGTAAGATTGCCAAGGCCCACGAAAAGAAATTGTTCTGGGCGATATGCGAAAGTGTCGGTGTGTATGGTTTACATACTTCATCGCAGAAAGCATATACATATTGGGATGGGTTCGCTTATGTGAATGCTGAAGGTGTGCCATGTAAATTTAGGTTGGTTGGTCACCCGAGCGACATAGATATTGCTTGGTATATGTTTGAAGTGTGTCTATCACAGGTACAGAAACAAACTACCATCTATGGCCAAGGTAAGAAGCTTAAGCGTTCACAACTGAATGATTATGCAATGGGCCTAGTGTTTGGTTTATCTGCTAGATTTAAAGCTATGCAGTCCAAATGTAATGAGGTTGGTACTGGTTTAGTGCCAGTAGATACCAGAAAAGATGACGCTGAATCATTTTATGCATCCGAAGGTGGCAAAGTAAAATCGAGCAGTATGACTGTACGTAACAACGACTTTCTACATTCTGGTGTGAAAGATGCTAAAGATATTCGTGTCAATGCTGGCGTAGAAGCAACCAAACCAAATAAAACTTTGAGATTGGGGTAGTATATGGACGAGAAAGCTGTTATCATAATCCGGTACATTGGTCAGAACATAGAACAAGTAGTTCTTGATGAATTAGACGGAATGTATGATTTATCTGTGCGAGAGTTCCAATCCCATCTTCACTGGCTAATTAAAAATAAATATGTCCGCGAAGAAAAAGCGACATTACGTAAATTTAGGTATTTACATTTAGAACCACTTGGTTTAGAATACTTTAAATCGGATATAACTGAAATTAAGGAGAAGTCAAAATGTGTAACCAAACCAACGAAACAAAAATCGGGTCTGATAACGGGAAGTTTCAGGTAGATTTAGATGTAATGCATATGTACCCACATGTACATACTATATATTGCCCACAAAAAGCAGCCAGAGAAAAGCAACACAAAATTGACCGTGTTCGATTAAAACAGGCTGAGAGCGAATCTGAGCTTACTAACTGCATAAAGCATGCAGTTGGGTGCATAATCACAGATAAGCATGGCAGAATCGTTTCTACTGGACGTAACGGTACGCCAGAAGGTATAGAAAATTGTTCTGAGCGTTTTAGTAGCAAAAGGATGCGAATCGAACGACTTAAGTTTAACATTAAGCATTCTATCGGTTCGGTTAATGCCACACAACGTGCGGAACTTGAAAAGATATACTTAGAGCATCATGAATGGTCTGCGGCAAATGAAATTCATGCTGAAATTAATGCCATCATTCATTCTAGCCCAGAAAAACGTGCTGGTGGTACATTGTATGTAAACTTGCAACCATGTCCTGTGTGTGCTAAAGTGATTGCGAATTCTGGCGTTAGTCGAGTAGTGTTCGGTAAAATGTACGAACGTTCAGATAGCGCAGCAACCCAAGCAATGTTCGATGCGAAAAATATCGAATATATTTTTATACCTAACTTACTGGATTGATATTATGTTATACCAAAAAGACTGCCCAAGATGTGGCGACCCAATGATACGAACGTCTAAAGATACACATTATTGCGATTGGTGTGATATTAGAGTAGATGAAAACGCAAACCAGTTCTTCTTGATATGGGTATTGATGGCCATACTTATTATGTTTGGTGTTGCGTCGAAGCCAGCAGAAGCAAACGACGAAGTTAAATATATGGCAGAAGCTATTTATTTTGAAGCTCGGAACCAAGCGTTGGTTGGACAGGTTGCTGTTGGATGTGTAATTAAAAATAGAGTTGAGCATAGGCGATGGGCGAATAATGTCCGCGACGTAGTGCATCAACCAAAACATTTTAGTTACTATTCTGATGGTAAGCCTGAAGTGTATAATGACACAAAAGCCCATTATATTGCTGTACAAATGGCATTGCATGTATTAAACTCTGATGCATGTGATATGTACGACAAGATTGACCATTACATCAATCATGATATTGCAAACCCAAAGGCCACTTGGTATAAACAAATGAAGTTTATTATGAAAGTTGGCGAACACTCATTTTACAAAAGTATTAAATAGGAGAAATTTATGAATAAGAAATTCAAAAGCAAGAAATTTGTAAGAAGATTACCAGTACGTGTGGTACGATATAGCCCAGTGTCAAATGCGTTTTTATTTGAAGGTAAAGTGTTTGGTTTCGAGTTTGACCAAGCGCCATCAACGACTAGAATGATTGCGCAATCATTGGTACAAACTAAAGGCCGTGCATATTATGGCCACAACGCAAGAGCCGAAGAATTACCAAACTTCTTTAAGCCTTCGGTAATTAAATTTACATATTAAATAAATAAATAAAAACTTTACTTTAAACTTTAAGGGTGTATACTACACCCAACTTAGAAAATACTTATTATTAACCAAAAGGAAACATATTATGTCAAACACAGATATCAAACACACTGGTCTTAAAGCACGTTTAGAAGCATTACCAAAAGAACAAGCAGCTACAGTTGGTGACTTGTTAGAATTAGCGAACATCGTTAATCACAACATCTATAAAGCTAGCGATGGTGCCAAAAAATTACAGGCAAAATTAGACCATCAAATGACCATCAATAAAGGCTTAATTGAAACTATGTCTATTATGTCTAAAAACATAACTAACATGGGTGGACGTATTGAAAGTGTATGGGACACCGTAAATGTAATCGATAAAGATTTAGATGGTGCGTATGATGACATCAATCTATTAAATAGCGAAGCCGACATCAAGTATGTGCGCCCTAGCGATTTAATAGACGAAGACGAAGTCGTATGTTATGTTGATAAAGGTCGTGGTGATTGTACTGGCGTATGCACATTACAATTCACCGACAACGATGGTAAAGCGTACGACTTCGATATCGGTAACTTAAGCAACTATATCGTCGAGTAATACTGTCTTTTGGTGGGGATTTATTCTCCACCATTTTTTTTTCTTTATAATGTGAGGTTGTTATGGCTATTCCAGTTGAGGTAATTGAAATTAAGCGCAAAACAATGGGACTATGTCACCAAGAAAGAGATATAGATTTCATGACTATGAATCGAGACATGCTACGAACAACCAATGGTATGTTTTTATCTGGCGAAGCTGCATACGATGAAGTTGTGGCCGAGCGACAAAGTAGACGAGCTGTCCACATCAGAGATAATCGAGGCCAAGATAAATTTATTGTATGGTCTCCAGAGTTTGAAGAGTTTGTTGGAGTTGGGTTAAATATAATCGAAGAGCTTCAAGCAGAAATCAAGCAGAAAAGTCTTGACAATCACTTCTTGAAGTCGGAGCTAAACAATAGTAAAATATTAGTAGCCAGCGAAAAGAAGGCCCACGATAAAACTAAAAATTTATTGGATGGATGGCAGTCGATTGCTGAACGATTCAAGTGTAGATTACACCGAGCAAGAAAGGTATCATTTACACTGAAGGTTGGTAGCCTTTTCGCTATATATGTTTACGGTTGTATCGTATATGTCGGCACCGTGGGGTTATCTTGAGCGTACATTTTGAGCCAATAATTGAAGTGATGCGAGTATACACCGATGGTGGTAGTTACGAGCAGAAATCCTCATTTGTTGCAGTGGCTACAATTGTATGGGACAGCGAAACCCAAGTAACTCTAAAGGGGTTGCATGGTGATGTTAATAAGAGTATACTACTTACGGTTAAAGAAGCTTTACGTAATCGTGGCGTTACTCATTACAGACAATACCGCAATAACAGATGGCAAACCAAACCTTGTTAGGAGTGTGTGATGCGAAAACGAAAAACGAAGAGCTACGCTGCATGCATTAAAGCAATCCAACCCAACATTAGGAAAACCGAACCATGAAATTGATAATAGCCGGAGGTAGACATTTCGATGATTATCAGCTATTATTAGAGTCGTTCGATTTTGGTGTATGTTGGGAGTTCGGTGAAGTGGATTGTATATTTAGCGGTTGTGCTAAAGGTGCAGACTCATTAGGCGAACGTCTAGCGAAAGAACGTGGTATACGAGTAAGTAGATTCCCAGCAAATTGGGATTACCATGGCAAGAAGGCTGGTATATTACGAAACGAAGAAATGGCAGAATGGGCCGATGGTCTGTTAGCGTTTTGGGACGGGGAATCTACCGGAACTAAGCATATGATTGATTATGCTAAATCTATGGGCTTAATCGTCCACGTTGTAATGTATGATAAGGAGAAGAAAGTGGATGTACCATTAAATGTAATTATAGATTTCGAAACGGTAGATAAAATACCGACTGCGGCAGTTGCGTCTATGGCGGTTATTGTATTCGACCCTAGCGTAGTGCAAGATTTCGACAATCTAGTAAAAAACTCGTTCCGTATAAAATTTAATTTGGCCGAGCAATATAGTATGGGTCGAACGTGGGAACAGTCGACTGTGGATTGGTGGATGGCCCCAGAACAGGCAGACGCGTTTCAGCGAGTGATTGTACCAAGCACTGACGATGTTTCTATTAATGAGCTGCCTATTAAGCTTAAACAATATCTAGACCGTATGGGATACAAACCAAACGTTGGCGAAAAGATATATGCTCGTGGTAATGCTTTCGATATGCCATTAATGGAAAATATTTTTACTTCCCTTGGAGCTGAAGCTGTGTTACCTTGGTGGGGTTATCGAGATGTTCGTACAGAAATTGACGCTATTGCGCCATACTGGAACCCAGAACATAAAGCATGGGGAAACATGAATTGCTTTGTACCGCCAGCTAGTTTTGTGAAGCATATAGATACACATGATTGTGCTATTGATGTTATAAAGATGCAATACGCACACCTTAAACTAATGAAACATTTTGGGATGATATAATGATTGAAGTTAAAATAGGTGATGTGGTTAAAGTAACCGTATCCGATACATTACCATACGCCAACCCATACCGTAAAGGTACAACTGGCGTAGTCAAAGCTATATCTTTGTCTGGTAGAGTTGTATTGCTTAAAGTACGCGGACAGCATAATAAAGTTACTGTTCCGTTGTATCATTTAAAATTTCACCAAATACCAAAATTTGTTGTTGACATGAGAGACAGTCATGGTAATATTGTTCAAGCAAAAGTCGGTGACCTATTTGCTGCTTATAGTTTCTCGAAGAAACGTGTTATGGTGGTTCGCATAGAATCAATCAAGAAGCGGTTTAGTTTGGATGGGTGGAAGAACTCACCGAAAGCAAGCCAATGTATATTTATAGGAGAATATCATGCAAGAGATTAAAAAAATTATTAATAATGTTATGTTACTTGGTACATCAAGAAATACTCGTGCCGGAGTAACCACCAGTAAGTTTTTCGAAACTGTATCGTTTAACCTACAAGATGGGTTCCCTGCAGTTACTTGTAAACAATTGGCGTTTAAGTCTATGATGGGTGAATTGTTACTATTTTGTGGTGGTGTGGCAGACCGTCGATTGATGAGCGAAAACTTCAATGATTCCAATTGGGATATATGGAAGCAAGATTGTGAGAGAAAATCGAAAGAAGACCCATCAAGGTTTAATGGTTATAATATGGGCGAAATGTATCCAGAAATGTGGAGAATGCGTAGAATATCTCCCAGCGGAACAATAGAACTAAAACCACGAACAGATTTAGATTCCAACGAAACGGTAAAAGGTATACCCAGTGTTTGTGGTTTTGGTATTAATGATTATCCTGATGGTCGAAGAGAAAATCCAAAAATATATAGAATATGGATGGATATGATTATTCGATGTTATGGTTCCAGACCGCACCATAAAAAATATAGAGAAAATGGTTGTTCGGTGAGTCCTAGATGGCAATCGTTTAGAAACTTCTACAATGATGTGTTTTCGATTTCGGGTTTTCAAAGTTGGGTGGATGATAGTGGAAATTTCTCTTTAGATAAAGATTATTTTGGGTCTAATGTATATTCTAGAAATACTTGCATATTTTTAGAATCGAACATAAACAGAAAATTAAATGGGGGTGGGCAAGGTCTTCGAATATTTAAGGTAGGTGATGATATACTATTCGGCCTACAGGAATTAGCCGATAGATTTGATACGTATAGACAACATGATTTGGTTGGTCGATTACTTAAGAGTGGGTGTGATTTTATTGAGATATATGACAGTGTGGATGTAATTTATAGACCGAAAATATTTGTAGACCAATTACAAGATGCAATTGATAAATTAATAAACGACCCAACTGGTCGATACGCCTTAATCGATAATTGGAACATCGATTATAAGAAAAAGGCAGTGTTGGGTGCTTGCCATAATATGTTACAGTTTTATGTTAGAGATGCCGGAGGTAAGAAATATTTAGATATGGCTTGGCACCAACGCTCTGTGGATGTATTTCTGGGCCTTCCTTTTAATATTGCTAGCTATGCAGCACTAGTACACATATTAGCTCAAATTTGTGGGTATGAAGTTGGTATGCTGCATGGTACATTGGGCGATGTACATATTTATGAGCAACATGTAGATGGATGCACAGAATATCTAAGCCGTGATTGTTTAGAACTGCCACAGCTATTTATTATGCCTGATGTTAATTCTCTTAGCGATTTGGAGAAATTAACCGCCAAGGATTTTTCTTTGGTTAATTATAAACATCATGGTAAAATTGCTGGTAAACTTAGTGTAGGTAACTAAATATTTGGAGGTATAATGTTAAAAATTTATATAGCTAAAGGGTTATCTACAATACAAAATTCTAATATAACAACTAAAGATATATTAATCGAAGATGTTGTGGTTACTCCAACTGGTGTATGTACTTGTAATTTTTATTATGAATCGAATCAATACAGTTTCAGGTTTGATGTTGGTCATGAAGGTGAAGGTTTATGTATTTATGGATTTACATACTAAATAAAAATAAGTAGTTGACAGTATCTTGGGGTCATGTATAATGGCTCCAAGATAAACAAACGGAGAAAAGAATATGGTTACAACAATAGAAAAAGTTATGGTTGGTGTAGTTCTAGTATTAAGCGTTGTTATGGTGACATCATGTAATTTCGCAATCTCTGGCTTCAAGGAAATTGAAGACAGAGAACAGGCTAAGTTTGATGCGTGTATGGTTAAGAATCATAAAGAAGGCATGGACGTGAAGGCACAGTTAGAAGCTGTTAATCTATGCGACAAAATTAAAGAGCATTAAACGGAGAACGTTATGAAAGAACTATCAAAGAAAGAACAACTCGAAGTAATCTTAAAGCGTAAACTTGCTACTGGTGAGAAATTACACTCACAAGATGTAATTGATATTATGGCGGTATTTAACAAGCCAGCAGACCTTAAAGGTACCGTTATGGGTATATCTATTAAGCATGGTTTACACTCGATAGAAAATATCGGATACCACGAGCCACAATTGAGAGTTCGTGGTGTACCAGCCATATCGTATGAGGTTGAGGTTAAATTATATAACCCAACATCAGAACAATTACTTGAGGCACATAATATGATGCGCAATTCTAGAGGCCCACAAGTAGTCTCAATCAATCTGGAGGAATAGTAATGACCGGATTTGAATTTGAAGTATTAAATACGATTACTTATTTCGTATATGTAATTATCTCAATCGTGCTGTTCTTCTTGGCAAAGAAACAATGGGACGAACTAAAATGGTCTTGGTTATTTTCAGCGATTGTTATATCAACATTAGTTTCTTATAAAATGTTCTTTACTTTATCAGAACGAACAGATATAATTAAGCAACAGTCGATAATGATGGGGCAAAGCAACCAAATAATAAATGATAAAGTACTTGACAGTTACTTAAAAGTAGCTACAATACAACCAATCGACGAAGTAGCTCAACGTGAAGCTGAGTTACTGAAGCAAAAACAGAAAAACGAAGAACTAATTAAACAATCATTCTCAAAAGGAGAAAAGTAATATGAAGTCACGTAATATTTTTAGAGCAATCGCAATGAGCGCAATCGTACTATTCGCATCAGCATGTTCAGACTACCGCACAATTCCGGTATCGACAGTTGGTAAAGTTGTAAGTAACTCTGGCGTATCAAAAGAAACGTACCAAGCAGGTACTCGTGACATCGGTTGGAACATGAAGTATACAAGCAAATTGGTACTACTTGATACAGCGGTTGAAATTATCCCTCTAAACTTAGATATTCGATTGAGTGACAGTCAAGAGTTAGGTATCGAATTGTTAGTGAAGACGCAATTAGATTTAACTGATAGCGCATCAATTGATAGTATGTTTGGTTTAGTTACTCCGGTCGCTTCAGGCAACAATACACTCAAGATTCCGCTTACTCTGGTATACGCAAAACTTGGCCAAGATTTAGCCAGACGAACATTAGTTGAAGTTGTTACGCCACAGACGTTAGAAAGCTTCCAAACCAACCGTAAAGAAATCAACGACAAGATTGAGCAGATTATTGCCGAACGATTTAAGAATACGCCATTGAAATTATACTCTGCCACGATTAACCGCGTAGTGTACCCAAAAACGTATATTAATAGTTCGAATGAAATCAAGACCCAAGAAATGTCAGTAGCATTAAAACAAGCCGAAGAAAAAGCGAAACGTGCTAAACTGTTAGAAGAAGAAATTACCATCGAAATCGACCAACGTGTTCGACTAGCTAAAGCAAAAACAATTCGATTAGAAAATGCAGAAACATCTGCTGGCCTAAATCCAATGTTACTAGAGTACCGTAAAATGGAACTAGAAGAAAAGCGTTTAGAAGTTGATATGGAATTTGCGAAAAACTCGGGCAAGAATGGTAACACTGTTTATTACCCAGTTGGACAAAAGCCGACATACATCGATACTCTGATGGGCCAGAAAAAATAATAAAATAAAACGTTGACACCAAGCTTGGATACATATATTATGTGTCCAAGCTTTTTTATTACCTAAAGGAAATTATTATGGAACGTTTTATTCAAGGCAGTCATTTTACACAGTTAGCAATCAACATCCTATTCGATGAGGCGACACTAGAAGAAGAAATTGGGGGTGATGGTCGCAAAGGTGTATATCAATCCAAATATGTTATTAAATGCCCAGAAGGCGAATACTGGTGCTCTAAGAAGAACGTACTCAAGCCTATACCAAAAGAACTTGTAGGTTTCTGGATTATGTTGTTCGATGCTGACCTTAATCATATGAATTGGCAACAGGCACTAGATAATATGAACTGGGGCAAGTGTAAGAAGAAGGTTAAGGTTGTTACCACAGAAACATGGGTGAGGGTAAAGAAATGAAAAAGATTACAATTACCCAATTTAAAACAGTTGACACGCTAAGTAATGTTGGTATCATACCTGCAGTTGCAGAAACATTATACCGCGACTTAGTTAACTTACGGGACCATGGCTTCTATTGTGCGCTACTAACATACAAGCTGGCGAAAGATGGGCAATGGACCGTGTTCTTACAAAACGAATGTGTGGACGATGCTGCATTAATGAGTGTAGCCACCAGATTCATTAAACTAGTCAATGGAGAATGATATGAGTAATGATACATACTACAAGAAGAAAACTATAGAAAACCTAAAGGCTTATATTGATGGTAAGTTTAAGTCTGAGGAAACTAAGGTTAGTTACGGATTATGTTATAACGTGATTGTTGGGATAGATGTTGTTGATATTTTCAGAACATGGCCGAATTATTCTGGTAATGATAGTTACCCAATAGAAGGGTCATGTGGGGAATATTTTGTATGTGGTGCCACAAGACATGATGTAACAACCATATATGGTAAATTGCGTATGGAATTGGCGAAATATACTTTAGCTGAATTGGAGAAAACATTATGATAATTACTGAAGGTAACCCAATACTAAGCCAGATGGCAAAAGAAATTGCATTTGGTGAAGATTGTAGCGAATTAATCGTTGACATGCGTAAAGCATTAGGGCAAACTACTGGTATTGGGTTAGCGGCAAACCAAATTGGTGTTCTGAAGCGCGTTATACTGATTAATACATCAGACTACGTCCAGACAATTATCAATCCGGTGATTACCGCCAGCAATAATAAATTTAAAAATTCTACAGAAGGTTGCTTGTCTTTTCCAAATAAGTCTGCTAAGATGAAGCGAGAAAGTGTAGTTACGGTTGAAGGCTTCGATGAAGACTGGAAACCAATCAAGAAAAAATGTCGTGGTTTGTTGGCCGTAGTCATGCAGCATGAAATTGACCACCTTAACGGTATTACTATAATTTAGGAGAAATTATGATTGTTCATTACACAAATTCATTGGGTATTCACCGAGATACTATGCCACAAATAGATGCTAAAATGGTTCCACATTTTGTAGCCAACCTAAACTCATTATTTGGTATCGGGTCTAGGCTAGAATATAGAGTTGCTGGTGTACTAGTACCAACCCAACAACACTTCAATCAACTGCGTGTAGACGCCAAGATATTAGAGGCCGAACGAGAAGGTATCCATGTTTTATTTAAGCCTTTAATGATTAGTTCGTTTGGTGGACGTATACTTGATGGACACAACACAGTCGAAGCAATTAAACAATATAATAAAAAACACAACGAAATACATAAAGTTGTTGTTATTGCGATTGATTATGATATACTAGAGTTATTGAAGTTTGCAGAACACTATTGCTATTCATACAAAAAATCTATAAACCAAATATTTTAGGAGAAATTTATGAGTAAGAAATTCAGTTTACGTAATAAGAACAACTGGTCTAAGCTTCGTGCCGGACAAACATTATTCGAAGTTAATGCTTACGGTGTAATGGACCCAAACAACCTACGTGTCAATTCTAGCGTATTTGCTGGTCTTATAACTATCAACGGTAGCGAAGGGTTTAAGTGTTTGGGTACTACTCGTAAGCGTTTCATCGAAGATGCAATTCGTAGTGGTAAATTCGTAACTACTAGTAGACGTAAGGCAGAATCTTATGTTAAGCTACTACAAACTACTGGTTACCCTGAAGCTGTAGTTAAACACAATGCATGGGTACATGAAGATTTAATGTATAATGACCAAATATGGGAGGTTATGCATAATGAGTACTACTAAAACTGATGGTTCTGGAATCGATTATAAAATCGTTGGTCGAGTCCACCAAATTTCGATGATAAAGAAAATACGTGAAGTTAACCGTTGTTCTTTATTGGAAGCAAAACAACTATACCGAGCAATGATGGTATTTCAAGCAAACATGAGTAAGATGGGAGAAGTTAGATGATAGTAACAAAAACACACGTATTGGATATCATAAACCGAATTTCTGCTGCGAAAGGCAAAGATAAAATTTTCGTAATTGAAGCATTCGAGCATTCGAGCGAACTTGATTTGTTTAAGCGCGTAGTATCCATGGCGTATAAACAAGGTGTGGCGTATCACATTACATCATTGCCGACATTAGAAACAACACTACCAGCATTTAGTTTGTTGGGTAATAAATCTCAAGCGCCAGCAGCTACTGGTAATTTGGCCAAAGCATTACACCTTCTCGATGAAGCAAACATGTACGGTAGAATGGACCGAGCAGATAAGCAAGTGTTAGCCTCTGTAGTGAGTCGTTTACCTGAAGATGATAAAAGACTAGTTGAACTTATTATCGGGCGAGATTTGAAGTGTGGGGCGTCTTTATCGAGCTTTCGTAAGGTATGGGGCAAGAAATTTTGTCCAGACTTCCCGAAAATGCTTTGTGCGTCATTCGACGAAGATAAAATTGCTAAAAATATTACGTTTCCGGCATACTCACAATTAAAGTCTGATGGTGCTCGTGCTCAAGCTGTGCATATTTCAACTACATCTTACGCAGATGGTTTATATACTCGTAACGGCCAACGATATAATGGAATCGACCATATATACAATGCGTGTGTTGATTTGTTTGGTGTCGAATACATACCAGACGGTGAACTGGTAGTGGTAGATGCTGATGGTAAAATTTTACCACGTGAAACTGGTAATGGTATATTAAATAAATGTATCAAAGGTACTGCCAAGTTACATGAACAAATGCGAGTTCGTTTCATTGTGTGGGATTTGATATTCGTAAATGAATGGAATGGCGAAGCAGATGTCAAAACTGATTATGCTGAACGTTGGGCCATGCTAGAACGAATCATGAATGAAGAAGGTGGGTTTATAAATGGAGTTAATTGCCCCCTCATCTTAACCGAAAATCGAATCGTAAATAACTTACGTGAAGCCAAGCTACATTACCAAGAAATGCTTGCTCGTGGCGAAGAAGGTACTATCCTTAAAGATTTAGATGGTGAATGGGTAGATAATCGCAGTACTAGCCAGTTTAAATTTAAAGAAGAGCATGAAGGTGATTTTATTATTACTTCTTGGGGATACGGTAAAGTTGGCAGTAAAAACGAAAAACGTATCGGTAAATTGTTCGTAGCAACTAAGTGTGGCAAAGTTACTGCAGCGTTTGGTAGCTTAACGGACGTACAACGTAATATGGACGGTGATGAGCTAATCGGTACAGTAATAGAAGGGATATACAATTCCCGTACTAATATGGACACTGATGAGCAAAGCCTATTCTTACCACGTCCGGTTGAGTTGCGGTTTGATAAAGATAAAGATGATGCTGATACGTTAGAGTCGTTAATCGCTCGCGAAGAAGCATCCAGACAAATAGGGGAACTATAATGTTTACTTGGATTATTACTTACAGTATTAACGGCAAGATGCGATGCCAAAAAGTAAAGGCGCGTGATATTACTGATGCATGCGAACAGTCGATGTATAATCAAGGTTTTATTACTGGTTGTGTTCGTGGTGAGCCAGTAGACCCGAAACATGATGTAGCGTTACAACCAACACACCAGCAAGTTATGTTGCAATTGCAAACCGGAATGGCAGCAACACACTAACGAAAAAAAAGGCTACAACACAAATTAATGTGTTGTAGCCTTTTTGTATCCACGATAGAATCCCCACTCTACCATAAATATTTTCTTAGTCACTAAGTGACATTATCCTACCAGCGAGTCTAGAAGCACGATTTGGTGTCTGTCTAGCCCACTCCGAATCTAACATCTCGGCAGCAGCCAAATCATAATCACTACGTTCTAATGCGAGTAAAGTTTGCTCGAATTTGCTAAGCCTACCTTCGCCCATTTGAAATGACATATTAACTAACACTCGATGGACATCACCAGAGGCCCACGGATAGCGTTTTAATACCGATTTGCTCGCGATGTTGTAATCGTACCGCAAAAGCTCAATAGCTTGGTGTGGTGTTAGTTTGGTGTATTGTTCGTCATCTGTTAGCATATGACCCACACCGATGGTTTTATTGCCTAAAGTATCGACATATACGTCATATCTAATGCTTTCGTCTTTCATTAGTTGAGCAATTTCGTTTTCGTATGCTTGATGCTCTAACATATTCCCAACAGTTGCTGATACGCTAATTACTATGGTTAATGTGATGGCGATTAATATAGTATTAATTGAGCGCCACCACGTTTGTTTATTTTCGTTCATAATTATCTACCGAATAGTTTTAATATGAAGTTTGATATACCTTTCAATGGGTATATGATAAAGGCATTAAGTGTGTCTGTTATAACAAGCTTAACACCACCGTAGAGTTCACGAGATGATGGTATAGCAACACCAGCACAAATTATAATGGCGACCAATTGCCACCACGTCAATTCATTTGTTATTTGATTGATGACGTCGGCTTTAGTTGATGTGGTGTTACTGATAGAATCTGCTGTTTGTTTAGTGCCTTCAGACTCAACACTAATTAAAGATTGGGAATGCTCGGCATTTTTTGCTACTTGTGCATTCACTTCAATGCTTGGTTTATCTGTTAGAACAGATAACGGATTGATAGAACTACATCCAAAAGTCAATACACATATTAGTAGTATTATACGTTTCATGTTTGTGTCCTGTTATTTATTTTTTTCGAAGTTGTCTAACCTGATTGAGTTCTTTGTTGTTTCGTTGACGATAATATCGAGACTATCACCAATTTTTGTCAACGTACCATTCAATCTATTTAGGACCGATGTGGTCACTGCCGAATGTTCTGCGTTTTTTGCAACTTTATCTGCTAGTACATTGATAGTACCTACCATTAAAGTTCTTTCTTCTAATAATAACTTTTGGTTTACTTTTAACTCGGTTATTGTATTTGAATACGTAATCCAAGAACCACCAAACGTTATACACCAAGTTATAAATCCTGCAAGAAATACACCTTTAGTGTGTATATCACATTTAAACATACAACCCTCACTAGCTTTGTTTTTTTCGTATAGTATGATTATTTTTATATACTCTTATATAAAAATCACCAACTTTCGAAGTTTTGATAGTTTCTTTTATTTCTATAGATAAATTCATTATAACATTCCTAATATGGCATAGGTGAATGAAGTACAACCAATGAGCCGTATAGTATAGTATTCCTATATCCTATAGAGTTAACGCCATTAATATCCGTTAGATGTTCGATTCTAATCTGATATGTATATTCACCTACATCTAATTCACTAGTCAAACTAGAATTTATAATTGCGTGATGTTTTGTTGGTGTTATTTCATCAACCAAAAATTCAAAATTCAAAATATCATCTGTTGAATGTTCAATACCAAAATAACCATCTAGTAATATTTCGGTATCAGATAAAAGACTTCCGTCTAATGATATATCAAATGTAACATCTAGTGTGTCGCCCTGTATAACCGACAGCGGCATAAATAATCCTTTTGTGGTCATTGGACCTCCTAAATTTAGCACGTCCATGTGCATACGTTATTTGTTTGTTATTTTAATAGCTCTAGTAGAATCTTCGACTCGACCATCAACAGTGGTGACGCGACAAGTAATCATATACTTCATATTCTTGCGACCAGCACTCAACCAAACAGTAACTATATTTTCAGATAATGATGTTTGGTTGATTAATAGTTGACCTGTGTGGGTGGTTGTGTTGTATATAATTTCAAATGAAGAAATACTATCACCACCCTCCACCCAATCAGACCAGTCAAAAGAAAAGTCAAGAGTCGAATTTGGGTCTTTAACCCAGTCTGCAATTGACATAATTCTAATCCTTATGCGATTGTTTGACCTTTAAGTGAAAGGGTATAATTGTCGTTGGCTGCTTGGTTATTGGTGTTTACAACAGTACGACGAATCCAAACTGCAACATAATCACCAGCACCGCCAGCATCAAAATCCAATTGTGCACTGAATGGGATGTCCACATTTATTGCTTGCCAAGAAGGGGAACCTGTTGGTTCTGTGTCTTCATTAGCAATAGAAACTGTATCAACGTTAACATTGTCCATAACTGCAATGTGAATGGTGGTGTCTGGGTCGACTGCACCTTGGGTCAGTTCTATGGATGGTGCAATTAGTGCGTTTGTTGTACTTGTATTACGGACATACATACAACGATATTCAACATCACCAGAAGATGATTCAGCAGCTTCAATTCTATCCCAGAAAGCGTCAGATAAGCCACTAACTTCTGTTGTGAAGTCTGGTGCGCCACCTAGACTTCCGGCTGTGATAGATTGGTAAAATTTAAGATTAGCTATATTTAAAGCCATGTTATATTATCCTTTAATTATTAATTTTCTACTTTCGTAGGAGATTGTGAACGTTCTGTTCGTGTGTGGGATTGTGTATGTTCTCAGTTTAGATGGTTTGGATATTCTAGTGAAATCCTTAGACCAAGTAACTTTAACATTCACATTTAAGTTTTTAGATTTAGACCATGAGACATTCAGAGGTTTGGTGTAATATGAATAAACACCTTTAGACCAACTATTCTGAGTTTGTTTGGAAATAGTCTTAACTTTAGACCAACTATTAGTTGTATCTTTCGATATAGATTCAACTTTAGACCAAGTAACATTATAATCTTTCGATATAGTTTTAGTCTTAGACCATGAAATATTAGTTGATTTTGATATAGTTTTAGTCTTAGACCAACTCGATATTATATTAGACGAAATCGATTCAACTTTAGACCAGATAACATTAATTAATTTAATGATGCTAGACTGAGATATTTTCGACCAAGTGACATTAACATCTTTAGATAATTGTTTCGTCTTAGACCAGTTGTTTGTTATTGGTCTATTAACAACTTCAACTTTAGACCAGTTATTGGTTATTGGTTTATTAACAACTTCAACTTTAGACCATGAGGTGGTGATTTGTTTAACTAAATCTAGACCTAACTTAGACCATCGTGTAGTTAATGGTTTATCTATAGTTTTCGTCTTCGACCACGAATTATTGGTTGATTTAGATACAGTTTTCGTCTTCGACCATACGACTGTCGTTTGTTGACTTATAGTTGCATCTTTAGACCACAAATTAACTACTGTGGTATTGACTTGTTTCGTCTTCGACCAAGTAACATTAACATCTTTAGATAATTGTTTCGTCTTAGACCAGTTATTGGTTATTGGTTTATTAACAACTTCAACTTTAGACCAAGTAACATTAACATCTTTAGATATATATTCGAATTTAGACCAACTATTAGTTGTTGATTTAACAACCGACTTAACTTTAGACCATAATATGGTCAGGTCTTTTGATATAATCGTTTCTGAAGATTTAGACCATAAGTTTGTTACACTTGTCTGTAAGTATTTAACTTTAGACCAAACCGAATTAATCGTCTTAGATATTGTGGTTTGTGCATCCTTAGTCCAAATAACATTAATGGATTTCGATATTGGTGTTGTTGGGTCCGACGTGTCAATATCATAAGCCCAACTCGCAATATCTGAGCCGTTCCAACCTTTACCTGCTAGTGCTGTTTGACCACCAGTAGTGATTTGCGTATTAGCGTCAAACCAACTAGCTTGCGCGTTTACTATGTTACCTGTACCTGCTAATGTGCCTTTTGTGGTGGCACAATAATCAGTAACGCTAGCTAATGGGTCATTAGTGTTATCTTTTAATATTGTGTTAATTAGTGTTGCTGTGACTGTTGCGTAACGATTAGAGTTCTCAATAATAGAGTCTATAATTACTAAATCTTCAACAGGTATTTTATTGTTATACGCGCCATCGTTACAATTCTTAATAAGGGTATTTTTTACCGTTACTTTACCTGAGTTTGGCGTTATACCATCAATAGACGTACTGTTAAGTCCATCTACCACGCAACTATCTATAACAGTAGAACTACCCTCTACATTGAAGTTTTGTGCACCGATATTGTAATAAAAATTATCACCTAAACTAGAGTTTCTTAGTACCCCTGTAAATCCAACTTGAGCAACATTATTGATAGGTTCAAGACCTTTAGCGGCTGTGAATGTCATACCTTTTGTCAACTTATTCAGTGACGTAGTAAATCCATTTGGTTCAAGGTCGTGCATGAGTAACTTATAGTGATAGTCACCGTTGTTATTCGCACCGTACCAAGTAGCCGTGTCAGCATAATCCCACTTAGGGTCACTACCAACAGTGTAAACACTAACAGGCAGTACAGGTTGCCACTTAACAACAGAATCATTAACAATAGTCGCGTGATTGTTACCAACCGTGTCGATTATCTTTTCTTGGTCGCCAGTGGTGAAGTCGTAGAAATGACTTTTCCCTTGGGTATGGTTAGTGACCTCAGCCTCTGCAATAAATAGGGGTGCAGTAGCACCTACAGAGTCACCTCTGGTCCCAAAAGTTAATCTGTTAAAGTCGAGTGTCGGGTCAGTAGCTAAGTTGTTGTCTGTAACTACAACGCCATCTAAAATTATTGTTCTAGCCCTATTAGTTTGATTCTCGTATACCTCTAAAATGTGAGGCTCACTATAATCTAACGGTAGAAGTTCAGCAGGTAACTCGTAAGCTTGTGCCCAATCTAGTGTACTGTATCGAGTAGCAACATAAACTCTTGTAGGGGTTATAGATAAACCCCTAGAGGTGCTTGACCACGATAAAAAATAGGACCCTGCGGTATGGTCGGGATTTAGCCAAAGTTTAAGTTTTAGAGTTAATTCCGTACAGCCTAGAAGTAAGTCCTCAGCCATAGCATAAGTGATACCACTCGTCTGATACCCAACAACAGCCTCATCATCACCGCGCACATAACCACTATCGGCAGGGTAGTTGTTTAACGTAGCAATAGCACCGTTATAGTGGTCAATAACAGTATCGCCTTTGGTTTGGTTGAATTCCCAATAGCGTGAGTTTGAGCTATCAACAAAGTCAGTTATTTGAATTGTACTGTCAGAGCCAGAGAAAAAATGTATATCTCCTTTCTGACCTATCCGATTAATTATAAATGTGTTTGCAGAGCCAACCGTGTTAGTGCCAAACAACACACCATCTACCCACACTTCATAGGTTAAACCTGTTCGTTTTATCTCAATCTCGTACCAAGTATCAACAACCAAAGCAGAATTTAAATCAATCACTATAGCGTTAGTAGACTCAGTTTTAATTCGCATTTGAGTTGAATTGTTAAACCGCCAAGTAACCTGACCTGTATCCGAACCGAACAAGGTTCTATTTAGGAAGTCTTTCATCAACACTTTTCGTTTAACGCTATAGTCACCAGTAATAGTGATAGGGTCAAAACTCACCCATTGGTCAGTGCCATTTAGGGCTAAAGCATACTCTTGATTAACGTCTTCAATCGTTTGAAAAAGCGAGTATGGGTCACTATCAATGCCTACTGGTTTGGTTGTCCAAGTTGCACCAACACGATACGTCCCGTCTGTTACACCAATTTGATTAGCCGCATCAAAGGTTTCGCCTGTTACACCCGTGATTACATTAGTAACGGTTATTCCATCGTCAATTTGACACGTTAGTAATTCGTCCGTATCAGGATTAGTCCAATCTATATCATACGGCTGTGCTAACTCGCCTCTGAACGTAGTCATTAGCTACGCTCCTGTGACTTCAACCGTGAATGGATTAAGCACGTTTGATTTAGCTGTGAACTGAGTATGTCTTGTCAGTTTACGGGTATTGGTTATCTCGCGTGTTGATGTTGTACTACCTGCGGGTACAGTAATTTGAAACGTCCAATTCTGGACTGGGCTAAATTCTTGGTCGTCTGTATTACGAATAAGTAACTCGAAATCTACTATTGTATCTACCAGTACAGGAGCATCTAAGCGCACCGTTAATCGAACATCTTCATTGCTCAATTTAACGTGTTTATCATTACCGCCTAAATATTCGATATGCGACGGTAATTGCTCACCTAAAAATGCTTGTTTAAGTTTAAGGTCATCAAAAACTTCAGCGGTGGTGTCCTTAAATGGGAACGATACGCGGTTGGCAAAGTATACACACATGTCGCGCAACTTAGCTAAATTTTGACCGTGTGGTGGGTCAAGTGATATCATCACGTCCAGCAATGAAGTGATATTACTTGGGTGACCATTAATGAAGTTGAATTCTCCACCGCTAATCATGTTGTCGTATGTTGCCATTTGGTAATCGCCATCATGTAGTTTGAAGTATGAGTATAGCCCACATATAACGACGAATATACGCATTTGGTCTGCTGATATCATTTTTGTTGACGCAACCGTATATGCACGAGCATCTTCTAATGTTGCAAAATCTTGTAATTCCATATTAGTACCTTTTGGGTTAGTTGATGATGCATCAGCACCGTTCTATTGTTTAGTTATTTCCATCGCCATAATGTCAATTCACCGACATCGGGCTGGATTGATTTGACGCAATGGTGTAGGTCGCGTTCTATTGGATAAAATATTAAATTAATTAAATACATTATCGGGATAATCCACACAACACCGCGCTTATATGCTTTACCTATTCGAGATGATATCGTCTCTCGATAATCGCCAGCCAAAAATACAGCATTCACCATGATATCCAACACAACTAATACGTTGCGAGAATAGCGGTAAAATATCGTCTTTTTGGGGAGTATAAGGAATGATAGCGCCAATATAATAAAGTATATCATTATAGGCAAACTAGTAAGATACGTTAACCCGAAGGTGTAAAATGTATCGGTCAAATATTGTAAATATTGTAGCATTACGATGCTCCTATTTTATTGGGAATCTTTGCTTTAGTTCTGCAACTTTATTCTTCCAACGTTCTTTCGATTCGTCGGTTTTACTCATCATTTTACACCCGCTTAATCTGTTGTTATAGTTTTCCAATGTCCATGCCTGAAGATTTTCACTGATGTGTAACCAAGACCAATTATAATTTGTCGAATCTCGACCCAAAATTTATGATTAATGTTACCGCATAATCCTTCAATAATTGCAGTATTCTCGTCGACGTGGACGAGATTACACACTGCACTATATTTTGACTTTTCTTCGTACGAACCAGAAGTGTACCACCGAATCAATCTAGATTTTTTTGGTTCCTCTACATGTATCATTTATTTTTTTGCCTTTATGTATTTAAGGTTTCGCTACAATGTTTTTCGACGATTTCTGTCAACGATAAGCCAGAGTACTCTTCAGTATTTAACAAGTCAGATTCTATATAAAATCTATCACCTAATGGTTCGGTGTTCGCTAAAATGTATGGCAATTTACCATCCAATCTAGATTGTTCAGATACCCAATAAAACATTTGATAGTTTATGTTGGTATTTCCTGAAGTTGCGGTTTGGATTGAGTTTTCAGAATCACCTTGAGAAATGACGAAATTGATTGATTCATGATTATATTTGTCGGAGCATGCGTCAGATATTTCGAAGACTGCATCCGTTTGTAATGTACCCTGTGGGTCGGTGAATGTTTGTATGAACATATTAAGTTTACCTTTAAAGTGATGAGAAGAACGTTAATTCAAAACTCGTGTTTGTTATTGTCACTGCTTGTGTTGCAATATGTCTAGCATATATACGAACATACCCAGAATAGTCTCTGTCTGCTCTAATTGGCACAGAGCATGATAGTGTTACATTTGTGTTGTTTGATGAGTATGTGCCATCTGAGGCTCCTAGAACAACATCAGTCACAGATGAACCTCCACCAAAAGCCACTACATCAAATAACTCATATCTAAATTCCACGACAGCATTCATTCTAGCACCATGCCCCATCCAGAAATCGCTAGCAGATTCATTATTCTCATATGTATTCCATGATAATGTTGCAGTGGCTGATGAATTGGTTGTATCTGTGCGTTTAGTTTGTTGTTGTGGTGACTTAGAAAAATATAAAGCAGTACCAGTATTATAAAAGTTAGTTAAATATATATCACCAGATGTTGGAACATTTGGTGAATTGTTTGATATATTTGGAACTAACGAACCGGACCTATAATAATCCTTGATGTATATAGGATATGTACCACCGAACGTATTATATAAATCGGTCATATAAATCGGTCCAGATGATATGCCCATAGGGATGAATGTAGAATTAGATAGTGGGTCAACTCCAGTATTCACAGTGAATACTGGGTTGGTTTGGTTTCCATAAACTACTGTCGTATTTGTTGCTTGTTCATATGCAGAAGGAGACAATACACGAACTTCGATATAGTCTCCATTAAATACATTAGATGTTGAGGTAAGCCATGCTCCGGAATTTATTCTATATGCCCTACCAGAACTGCCAGTAACCGAAATGGTTGTGGATACATTAGAAGATAACCCAGAAACAGTAAATGAAAATGTATAATATTCACTCAGCTTGGCAAACGATATCGACCTAGATGGAACTGGGTCAGGGATATTATCTGCAGCATCTTCAAAGTATACATATATATATCTATTACTTGCACCAGACATAGTTATAGATATCTGCTGATTACCAATAGTATACGCAGGTTTAACCATTCTTGTACCTGAAGAACCAGTAGAAGATAAAGATAAAGTTCCGTCAGTGAAGTAATTCGTTCCGGTATTTATTGTTACAGTTCTACCTGCGTTGTTTGATATGTATGTTATAGTTAATGTATCGTCAGGGAATAACGATATTCTGTTACTTGATGAACCTGCACCAGTGACTGCTAATAAATACCCACCGAATTCTGGTTCATATTCTGACGATATATTTATATTATAATTAGCCATTTATTTTCACCATTTCGATTATAGTTTCCATTTTAGATTTTAGGTTATCAATTTCAGTCTTCAGGTTATCAATTTCAATTTCCTGTTTGTTTATGACGATTCTATCTTCGTTGGCTGATTCTACTAACAACCCAATCATGGCAGACATCGAAACATTGAGTTTCTGTTTATCCGTTATTAATGGGTCGTCCGAATCTGTGAATATAATAGCCTCTGGTAATATCTTCTGAACTTCTTGTGCTATAACGCCAGCATGTTGTTGGTTGTCCATATCATAACGACCGAAAGTACAACCACGAATAGACATCCTTTTATTAGAAGCATCTTCAATATTACATATATCGTACTTAACACGTATATCTGATGTTGCACCAGCATCTGTACCTGTGATTACACCACTTGTACTAATATTCCAAGAGTTACCATTTAATAAATTACCTCTAAAACTATGAGTCGTTCCAGTTGTGTTGCCGTGGTACTGTGTTGGTGAATAATTATAATATGTGGGAACAGAAGACTGTATATAAAGTGTACCACCAGCGAATGCTGTTCGGTTTGTTGCATCTGTGTAGAAATAACCACGTGTGGCATCACCAACATAAAATCTCCCAGCTCTTATAGAATTAGTGGAACCTTGAATTTCTACACCGACAGAAGAATATAAATTAACACCCGAGTGCCAAGCAACATCATACCATATCCCAGAAGTGTTACCTGAGTTGATATTAACTGTAGACGCCTTTGTTGCTGTAGTTGCATTACCAGAAAATGTAGCAGCAGTCACAGTACCAGAACCAGCATTTATACTATTATTATTGGTTATTATTGCACCATACAACCAATTAGTTCCCTGCGAATATATACCAGAAGGGCAATATATAGCGGCACCAGTACCACCAACATTGGCGTTACCAGCAAACGATTTTGCTGCTATCTGACCAACAGCCGGATTTATCGTTACTGGTTGTACAGAACTATACAGTGAATTACCTGAATGCCACACAACCTCATATATAGAATTTGATGTATTATCGGCATTTATGGTGACGGTCGATGCCTTAGCGGCAGTAGCAGATAAACCTAAATATTTAGATGTTAAAGCTGTACCATTTTCATAAAAGTTAACACCATGTATTTGCGCCCATCTCCAAGAATTTGTTCCCATGTAACTAGAACCATTAGAAAATGGTAAAAATCCACCCCCAGCGGATGGTGCTCGAAGGTAATTATCATCACTAGCTGGATTATTTATTGGATTAAATCTTGGGTAGGTCGAGCTACCTGATGTGTCCAGACTAACATAAGGGAACGTTGCAGCAGAAGCTAAACCTTCAAGTCCACCACCAGATTTTATTTGCCCAACAGTGAATGAAGTTACACGTTGAGTTATAACAGAGAATCCATTAGTTGAATTATAACCAGAAACATATCTAACAATAAGGAAATATTGTATAGTATCATTATCGGCTGCGTTATGACCAACATCAGTAACATTAACATTCACGGTTAAATCATAAGTTCTATAATTCGACTCATTATCAATCCAAACTTCACCAGTATGGTCTTTGTTATATACATCAACAAGACCACCATCATTTATAGACCTCTTCACAGTAAAATTATATATTGGTGATGGGTTTGTGGTTGATGATGATTGATTTAATTGATAATGGAATTTAAACGATATTTCTACATCATTTGAGTTACCTGCAGGAATTTCTAATACAGGTAGTGATGTTGTACCAGATGGAGTCACCATATACGGTAATGATGTATGCTCATACACACCACCAGTAGAACCTTGAACTGGTGGTGCAATCAAATCCCATATATTCTTAGTGAATACATCGGCACTATCAATTGTGTTAGCAGCAAGACCACCACCCAACTGAAGAACAGTCTTTTCTGATGTTTGTCCTGCATTCACAGTAACAAAGTTCAACATGGTATCGTTATTATTTTTCACAACAATAGGTGAACTGGCTAAACTATCTAAAACGACAGTCTTACCTTGCGAATTAGCAACATCACCAACATATATTTTAGGAGATTCAATTAAAGAATTAGACTTAATTGAGTGACCTTCGATTATACCAGCTTTAATATTTTCTGAACGAATGAATCCAGCACCAACACGTTTAACGCTAGGGTTGAAGAAGTGGTTAGTTACTGATGTTCCATTATTATAATGATTCAGGAATCTTATCTTACAACTTTTTTGTTCTGGTCGCAACTTCCAAAGGGTGGTGACATTAGATGCTTGTGGTATAGTATTTATGTCGACATTGGCACCAATAATATATGCCTTCATTATTCTCCACGAACCATTCGAGACATCACCTAACCAAAAATATGCATTAGATGCTGGATTACCTATGGTTAATGTTGTTGGATTATATGAGTCCATAACTGATGTTGTTGATGCACCAGAAATATTATATATGTCGTCATCGTAAGCATATACACCAAAATATCTAGTTCCTGTGTCATCTGGTGCGTCGCTATATATACTTAAGCTAACTTCATATACTTCGTCATGGTCTATGGCGAATGCATCCGATAGAACCTGAACGTCGCCACTGGTTGTAACTTTCATTGTCTTGACCGTAGAGCCATACAACATAACTTCATCAACTAGTGGATAATTCCCAGACCATCCATCATTCTTGCCGCTTGTACTGAAATTGTTAACACCACTAATGGCACCAACATATAAATTTTCAGCACGAACAACGTTAGTAGATAATTCTCTTGTTGTAATTGCACCAGCAGAAATCTTTTCTGATATGATAGAATTAGCTAGAATTTTAGGCGAGGAAATTGCACCATCAGAAATATCAGTTTCTGTTATTGGGAACTTATTATTTAAATCGGTTTCCAATTGACCGATATCACCGGATAGTTCTTCTATTTCTAGTCGAAGTTCGGCATCATCATAGCCAACAGTGATAGGAACATACGCCAATAAAATCTCAGGAGAAAATGTTATACTATCAGTACCAAATTCATCATAATGACCAATTCTAGCATACTTGTCTCCGACACCTTCAGGGAATTGATATAAGTATGAATCGTTGACCGTAGTTTTATATAGAGAAGATGCGTTTGGCGTGAATCCGGTTGTTCCTGATATGTGTATCTGTGTAGCAGCAAAGTCAGGTTCAGTTCTTACATCCCAAGTCAAATTGGATATTTGTAGCTTGTTATTTGCAACGAAGTTTGTTGGTGCTGTTATTTGTGGATTAACACCAAGAACATCAACACCATCACCAGATACATCATTGATATCGAATATCTGAACGGTGAATGTAACTGAACGATTAACTCCACTAGGTGATGCTTGATTTTCTGGTAAAGTATAAACAAAAAATGGGTCTGTAACTTTATGGGTTGATTGTGCGACATTATTCTTAATTACCGTAATTAAATAGTAACCAAAAACATCGCGAACTACACCATTAGAACCACCACCATTTGGGTCATCTGCAGATACTGAGTTATTAATTGGATACGACATAGCATCATCCCAATTAAGAGAAAAACTACTTGTAGACGCATCGACTGTTAAATTTTCAATTAATGGTAAAGTATAATCTATACCAACTATATGAGATTCGATAGTAGACCAAATAGATGTGCCTAAAATATTATCGTTTGTTCTAATCCTAAAATCATATGTGTCTTTTTTAAGATTATAAACATGATATTTATTTTGTGTATGGTGAGATGCTATTCTGGTCCAATTTGGTTCGCTCTGTAATTTATATTCTATATCATAACCAGTAGAATGCGTAAAATGTTGAGGTGTCCAAGTTAAAATACCATACCCATTAGTTACATATGTTTTAAGGTCGAAGTTTAAGTTTAATGGAGGTTTAATTTCTGCTGTTGTTGGTAACTTCGATGATGGTGCGCCTTCAAGTGTTTCTGTGTAAATTGAATCATCATATTCCGACAAATTTATAGTCGCGATGTTAAATCCACCAGTTTCACTTGCGACCGATTGGTTCATCGACTGTACACGCATTTTCTTTTTTACCCAACCATAAATTGGATGGGTAACTTCAACAACCGACCAAATACCTAATAATGGGTAGTCCAATAAATCTATATCAAACGAGCAGGTTTTCTGAAATTCTGCTCGTTTATATTCACGGTTAGTTAATAATTTAACACCACGACTAACTTCACCTAAATCAGATTCATATGCATCTACAGAATATGGTAATTCTATAGATTTTGTTATAATTTCACCATCTATAAAAATTCTAGTCGGGTGAAATTCATGCGTCATCGATAGTCTATCTGTTGCATCTGCAGGGATAACATAATCTGATGAGTTTTCTGAGTTTATTTCAGACTTATAACTTGCACTAACAACATTATAATAGTTACCACTTGAGTCAGGTCGAACAGAGAATGTACCCTCTAAAATATTATCAAAATCAAATGAATATACCGATGTAAGCTCTAAATCTTCGAATAATATTTTTATTTTACCTTGGTGTATGACTAAAGCACCACCAAAAGTAGATAGCATTTTTTGTAAAGTTTCAGAAAATGCTTCGTTAGCATCTATTTGTGCGTTTATTTCTAAACCTAAAAATTCACATCGATTAGCTACATGTTTAAATGATTCTAAATCTATGTAATCTTCAGTAATCCCCATACCAAAATAATCTGATGTTAAAAAATCATATATAGCTAAAGATGGGTTTGAACTTGCACCATCATATAAACCAGTGCGAACATCGTATATATCAACAGCAGTAACTTTAACTATTATATTATATCGGTCACCGAAGATTACAAAATCTTGGTCTAATGTCGCATCAGCGTATATAGTTATGTTTGGGACTAAAGCACCTTTTGCTGATGTTTTTACCTCACCATCAGAATTATTAACCATTGTGTCGGCTGCTACTTGGTTCTCTTGTCCAGAGCGCCAATGCATAACTAATTCTTTAGATTGTTGGTATGGTTCTCTCATTTGTGAATCTGAATATTTTCCAGAAATTGCAGAAGTTGCGACAGTTAAATCATTCTTGTCAACCTCGAACATTTTTTTATCATCAATCCATACATTATGGAAGATTAAAGGTCCAATACCTGCTACCGAAAACGTATCTACTCGAAAACTTCGGTCTCTGTTTAATACGTTAGTGTATACGTTAGTACATGAAACTAAACACGTACCATAAACTCTATCTCTACCGGATAGAGTACCTTGTTTTGTTAATTTAGTACCACCAGCATCATCAGGTGCAATATTTCTGGCGTACATCACAGAACCAACCGCTATAATTAGTGCTGCTATTGCTACTATACCACCCATTATTTTCTCCTAAATATAGTATAATCTTCTTCGTTATATTTATCTTTTGATATAATAGAAAATATGTTGTCATCATTGACACCGAACCACTTATCACCTAAAGATATAAACACATCATGACAATCATGGAAGGTTACAATATCTAGTGGTTGTTGGAAGTTACAATCTACTGTTTTATATATATCTTCAGAATTCAACATCTCAAATACAGAAGAAACACCAAACTCTTTTCGAGCAACACGTACTGCACCAGTTAAAGTCTTATATCTACCTTTAAATTTTTCAAATTTTGTTTTATCGAATAATTCAAGAACTAATAAATTACAGTCGGTAGTTCCTCTAATATGTAACTGGTTGTTGTATCTATTTATTATTTTTGATGCTGATAATAAATCCATTACTCGTCCCTCCAAGTTTCTTCACCAATTCCGGTATCTGCGGTATATTTAAAGAATGTATCTCCGGTATGTAAAGATTGATGATGAGCTAATGAGGTTGTCATCAGGTTACTGTTTCTATCCAAGCTCTTGAATATAGATTGTGTTTCAAATATAATTGATATAGTACCAGAAGTTTCATCAAATTCAGTTACTGGTGTTCCAGCGAAACCTCGATGATAGAATATTGCGGCTGTTATATTATTTGAATTATCTGGTAAGTTTGCTAACCAGATATCAACTGGTGCATTTCTGAAACCGTTTTGGTCGATGATTGGTTGGTATGCTGTGTTAACACCGGATAATCTAATTTCTACGTTATCTGTTATTAATTCATAATTGGATTCATGGTCACCTATATTCAAAAGGTCACCTGCTGCAGTCCACAAATAACCGTTATAATTTACGTCGAATGGTGCACTTGTTAAACGAAACGGAGTTATCTCACCAGTTTCGTGATTCTTATATCTTAATTCCATTAGAATTACTTTTCCTAGTGACATTGTTTTCTCCTCATTTTAATAAAGTTCTTCGGTCCAAGTTAAAATTACCGATGAAATTAATCCACCGTTATTGTGTGTTATTGTTGTATTATTTGTATCTAATATTACAGTAAATTTCGGATTGATAAAATTAATGTCTTCGTTTATATTATGTTGGATTTTTAATGCTGGAACTATACCAACTGATGGATTACCGTATAATGGTATATCGTCGATTATAGTATATAATTTAGTTTCATTTGGTAGTGTAAATACCGAACCTGCATATATTTTATCGTTACCGATAAATGGTGAAATGTTTATAGTTTCACTACCAATATTATATGAAGCGTTTAATTTTGGGTTGGTCGTTATATTGTCATAGCCATACGCACCACCTAACTGAAGTTCGAACGAATTTAATCGACCTCTTAATTTTATTAAGAACCCATTAAGTATCTTAGCAGAATCAAAACCGGAAGCGGTTAGTGTCAGGCTACCGGAATATTTCTGTATACCTGAATCTTGTCTATATTGTATACCTGATATCGATTTCGAGGTGTATGTTCGATGTTCGTTAGTTATAGTAACGTCAGATATGATTAAATTTGTTGGTATTTTTTCAGCCATGTAATTGCCTCATATATGGTCATTTAATGCGTGGTTAGATAGTGATAGTGTATCATTGGATACTACTATCTTTGATGTCATAAGTTTTTGTATATGGTGTAAATCTATTCTAACACCACAAAAATTAATTATGGATATTACGCAATTTATATCATTCATATCTGCGAAATCTACTCTCATACAATTTTTAGATTTTATATATTTTAATTTATTATACATATTATCTAATATAATATTATGTTGCTCGGTGTTTTTGTAATCGAAAGATTTTATTAATGATTGTTTTATATCATCTATATGTCTATCGATTAATATAAGTGGACTTTCGCCCACTATATTAGAGTTATAACCCAGCGGATATGTGTCTGCTGAGCCGATATTATCGTAACCATATAACTTAGGTAGAGTTGGTGACAATAAACCTTTTCGTTGGGATAATGCTTCATGAAAGCAATATGAATCACCGAACGACAATAAATGGGATAACCATAATGACCTACATCTTGGCATACCCAACAAAAAGAAATTCATTATTGACTCCTTACGCTTCTTCTACTAGGACGTTTACGTTCTTCCTTGCTCATTAAAGCTGCTATGTTAGATTGTTGTTTTGATAATGCTTGTGCAAAGACTTTTTCATCAACTAATGATGGACCCATTTGTATTGTTGATGTGATGTTGACACCACTACCAGAAGATTCTGGGTTATCTAAGAATTTAGTTAACTTTTTATTGGCCTCTGGTTGAACAACTCGTTCACCAGCTTTAAGCATAAATGATTTATTATCCATAGAAGATGGTAATGAATCTGTACCACCATGAAATTGACCTGCTAGGCTCGAAACTGCACCTATAGCAGCAATTGATGCCGGAATTTTGGCATAAAACGATAACGTCGGGTCAGACCATACTTGTATACCTGCCTGTATAGCCGATATAGCCGCTTGTGTTTTTGCGTAGGTTTCTTGAGCCTTCAACTGAACACCAAATGCATCAGCTATCTGGTCTACGTCGCCCAAAACTGCGGCTTCTCTGACTTGTTGTGCCTCGGCTTCTTTTTCTGCTTTTTCTTCAGCATAACGCTCTTCTAACTCTTTCTTTTGTAATAAATAATTTTCGTCGGTTAAGTAGTCGTTCTCATATTTTAATATAAGTGCAGCTTGCTGGTCTGCATATTTTTGAGTAAGTATTTCTTGCTCATATGCAGCATCTATCGCATTCTGTTCGACCTTAGTTTTGGACATATTGCGTTCAAAATTATATGTGTCGGTTAATGTTTTTCTACGGGCCTCTTCTACACGTCTTGCTTCTGAGATTTTTTCTGCATTTCTGCGCTTCTCTTCGTCGTCTGCAGTCTTTTGGATTTGTAAACCGATTTGTGTATATTTATCACGTAAACCCAATAACGCCATTTGATATTCTTCTTCGGATATCAATTTCATTTCTAGGTTCATTTCTAGAGTTTTTTGTTCTTCTACTAAAGCACGAGTCGGGTCTGATTTTGTTGCCGATGTTGAGTAGCTAGCCAGTTTGGCTGCTTGTTTTTCTGCAGTCTTAATACGGTTAGTTTCTGCAGTTATCGCATCTTTTTCTGTTTTCTCTCTTGCTCTTTTGGCGTCTTCTTTGGCTTTTTTTGCAGCTTCGGCAGCTTTTTCTTCTGCTTTTGTTTTGTCTTCTAATGCCTTAAGTTGAGCTTGAAGTATTTTTAAGTTAGCTAGAGCTGTTTTGTTTGCGCCATTTTGTGCAAACTTATGGTTCTCTATTGCTTCTGAACCTTTACCGTAATATTCGATTTCTAGCTTGAGCGATTCTGTAAGTTTTTTTATTGTAGAATCTGCGTCGATTGATTCTTTTGTCGCACCAGATGCAACTATAGTTAATGATGCTCGTTGGTCGGTTTGTTGCTTTAATGCTAATGTTAACTTATCGACTTCCTTCTTCTCATTACTCATGTAGTCTATACTTTTTTCGATTGTATATGTACGCTTAGATTCCCAATCATAGTAAGATACGCTAGTTTTCGTTGCTTCTTTTTTTGCTTCTGTTAGTGCTTCTTCGGATTTTAATATTTTTTTATTTAATTTAACTAGTTGGTCTGATGCTTCTTTAACGTTTAATCGCTTAGATACATCACTAGTCATAGCACTATTGTTTAATTTAGTTATAGCATCAGCTAATTCTATTACACCTTCTGTGGTTTTTTGTGCTTGTTTTTCAGCCGCGACTCCAGCAGCATTAAATATACCAACACCAACCGCACCGATAGCCAACGCTGCACCAGCAAGTGCACCAGCAGCACCAAACGCACCAAGGAATTGTGAACCCTGTTGTGCGATGATTGTGGTTGCTTGTATACCCATTTGTGCCTGAACAAAAGTATCCTGTAATTGGAAACCTGCTTGTTGTGCTATACTACGACTCTTTCGAGATGCAGATTGCTGTAAAGTTAGTTTATCACGTTCATGTTTTGCTTGTCTTCGTGATGCTTCTGCATAGGCTTCGGTTTCTGCCTTTGCTCTTTTCTTAGCTATCATCTCAGCAGCTTTAGCGGCCTTATTATCATCTGAATTTTGTTGGCTATTACTTTTTTGGTTTGTTTTCTCAAGCTCTTTTAGACGCTTGTCGGTTTGTTTTACCATCTCGGCTAATTGTGACCGATAGGTTGCAGTATTTGCAACCATATCGACCGCTAACCGAGCAATATTAATCTCTTTTGCCATTTGCGATATTTCCTAATAAAACGTTTAATTGTTTAATCTTGAGTTCGTCAGGTTGGCGCTTAGCTGATTCGATTTTTATTTCTTCCATTATTAATGGGCGAACATATTCGTAATCTGGTGCTACGCCTCGAAGCTCGCAACCATGCTCATGGCGACGAATGAGTTCTTTGGCTGTTTGTACCGTTTTATCGGATAACCAAGATGGTGCTTCATTGCTCATATACGGAAATAGTTCAGCTACTTTAATTTGCTTTTTTCTACGTGCGTTGAATGTTTCGGCAATTAGCAGACCCTCACGCCTCGATGAAATATCGTGGGTGAATGGCTCCAAGTAATTTAGAGCAAGCATATTATTAAATTCGGACAAAGGTAGACTATCTATATAATCTAGGGTCCACCCTGTCGCTACTGCCAACATCAGTCTGAATTTATATGCTTCGTCTGCTATTATTTTTTTGCTTGTTTTTCAACGCTATCCGAATTAAAGTCGTTTACCTTATTGAACATTTCAAGAACTTTATCGTCCTTAAGTTCAGCTACTTGTTCTGCACTTTCGAAAATACGAGAACCGTTAGCATCAACGATGCCAACATATACCATAGTAGACACCATGTCTGGTGCTGTACTAAAAATGGTTGAGTCTTTTCGTGTGAACTTTTTCACGAATGCGGTAGTATTGAACTTTTCTAAAGTCACCTCTTTTAATACTGAGTCAGCGGTGATTGATGATTTAATCATTTCTATATTTAACATTTTCTTCTCCATTATGATTTGGCTTTTCTTCGTGCCTGTGCTTTAGCTTTTTTGATGATTTCTTTACTTAATTCCTTACGGAAAGTAAATAATATATCGCCTTTCATTCTATCAAATGTTGGACGCATCCACGGTTTCGGTACAAGCGTTGGTAGTGTTACCTCATATGCTTGTGTTAGTTTTCCGAATGCAGAGTATCTATTTATTTGGGTCTCTTTCCGTCCATATTCTGAGACTATGGCATAACCCTGTGCTTCTTTACCAGTCGCTATAACTATACGCAATTCACTTTTACTTGCTTTAGTAATTTTAGGTTTTTTTGCTTTAGTCATCTTAGGACTTTTATTTACACTAACTCTCATTCGTATACTATCCTTTAAAGCGTCCTTAATGGAGCCTGTAGGTAAAATACTAGTTTCTTTTAGTGTTGGTGCGGCTGCAACCATAGCGTCCTTTACAGGTGCCATTGCTTTACGTCCAGCAGACCTAAGTGCATTAGTTCTGAAGTTTGCATCGGTTAAGGCATTCAATCCTTGTTCGAGTTGTTTGAATCCGGTTATGCTATATTGTGTTATCGCAATTTTGGGTCTTACGCTTGCCATGGTTGCTCCGTAGCGGACACTAATATGTATCCGCTATATCCGATTATTTAGATACGTACAAACCCAAACCATTAACAGGCACTAAACTAAATGTCATTGTGCGCGTTTCGTCGAATGAGTTACTTACAGTTGCCGATGCAACAAGTGCGTCGAATTGGTTATATGTACCATTAGTACCAGATTCATCTTCGTCCATAACTAACGCAATAGAGCGTTGAGTTGATGTATTATATGCCGCCAATAAATCAATTTGACCTGCTTCTGATGGATTATAATTTACAACAATTTCGATTGCTGATGCGTTAGCCGAGCCTACCAGTTTCTTTAGGTATTTTTGGCCGTATGCTTGAACATCGACGATTGTTGCTTCATCTGTAAGTTCACCCACAGACTGTACATCAGGTAAATTTGTTAGAATTGCAAAATCGGTAGATAATGGGCCATATGAGATTTTGGTAAAGTTACCAAGTGAAATATCAGTTAAACCTGCCATTTATGTGTTCCTTAATTAATTAATTTTGGTAAAAAGTCTATAGTCAATTCGAATAACGATTGAGCGTGATTGTAGCTTTCTACTGAGTTGTCGAAATAGATGACTAATGTTTTAGTATTGTCAGTATTTAGTGTTTTGTTATGCAGTCCTGTTTTTAATAACTTTTCTACCTCATAACATTGGGCTAGCGTCGAGGCACACACAATTAAACTAATTCTATGGTTTGATATCGATGTACCATTAAGACTAGAATCGTCATCTCTTCGACCACCGGATATTTGCATTTCGATGCATGGATATTTAGCACCTTCTGGAATTATCACTGGATATACGTCAAGTTTTGATATGCGCTCTATAGCTTCTTTATAATCTATGCGATATTCCATAGTTATCTCCGCTTGATTGCCGTGATTATTGTTTTCTCGTTTAGCTTAAGCTTATTAACTGCCGAAGTTATATCGAAGGTATCACCCTGAAACTTTAGAGACATTTTCGTTTCTGCGTTCTCATACATTTTAGAATATCTAAGTTCGAAACGGATAACTTCTTGGGTATTTATTGCTGTCGAAACGCTTTCATCTGAATCGTTTGCCAATATACGACACCAAGGTCTCTGTACGACTTTAGTTTCGTGTGTAGGAGAACCAAAGGCGTCACGTAAAGGTAAACAATCATCACCCAATTTAGGCTTCAATAGCTCTATCCTATGGCGGTAACTACCGCTACGAACACCCATTATATGGGTCTCACTCTATGCATTTTACATAGTCGCTTAGCCGGAGCCGGAATTTCTGTCACGTTCATAGCAATAACCGTATCTTCTCGGTTCTCGTAAAGAGTTGCGAAAGTTTGTCTAATTGCGTGAGGAATAGAGCGAGGAATGTCTTCGATTTTAGCGTACCCACATTCGAATGTGACTTGAAATTCTGTATGCATGTAAGCATCATTCCAAGAATTTAAAAATATGATGGCCTTTCGAACATTATCAAATTTATAATGCACACCTTCTATTAGAGTAATAGAAGTTTCATTTGCGTTTTGGCATGTGATGTTAGTTATTTTTTGTATTGGTGGATATGGTAAAGTGATTCTCTTACGAAAATCCGAAACAACACCTATCATAAGGGTTGTCGATAACCGACGATTTAAATATTGTTCAATTATATCATGGGCTGCGTCTAGGCACATCTGAACGACTGTTTCGTCATAATGGTCGGTGATTCGGGAATGTTCCATCGCATCTTCGAGGGAGACTACGACCACATCCTCGTGGGATAATATGTCAGTAATCATATATTAATACCTCATATTGTAAAAATGGCGCACACTAGATGTGTGCGCCATTTTTTATAACATTTTTAAACTCTAATTATAAAATAGTGTTTAAAATTACGATTGCATCATTTGCTTGCATTAAGTCACCTTTACGGGCTTCATATTTAAGCGTGATTGCACCATCAGCAGTGTATGGGTCAACCAAGAAGAAATCGTCAATTGAGCATAACGCGTAAGCTTTAGATAAGTCACCGAAGATAACTGGAGCTTTACTAGTACCAGCTTCACCTTGCATGTAATCTTCTAACACTACAGGGAAACCAGATAAGTTGAAACCGCCAGCTTCGAATTGAATTAAAGGGCGACCTTCTAAATCTTTAAGTTTACGATATTCTGCAAGTGTAAATCGGTTCATTACAAACTTAGAAGCACCTAAATACTTAGATGGCAACATCGCAGTTAAATCGATAATTGTATCAATTGCTGAGTTTGCAGCAGTTGGGTCACGGTCACCAATAGAATCAGCAATACCAGTTTTCATCGCAGCGTAAAATTCTACGTTACGTGGAGCTACTGCGTCCATAGTAGGTTTGTAAGATTCTAAGCCGAATCGTTTAGTACTTAAGATGCCGCGTAATTGGTTGTTTGAACCATTACCTTCGCCAAATAATACTTGAACTGCCCAGTAGCGTGAAACTTCTTCAGCTAATAATGATTGTAAGTGAGCGAAAAGGTCAATATGTGGGTCATTGATTGATTCACGTGAGATTTGTGGCTTAGCATATTGCTTAGCTACTTGCATTGATACGCCAACATATTTTTGTGTACCAGTTTGCGCCCAAACATCAGCAGGGTTGCCAGTTTGCTCGCCAACAGCACCAGTAGCTGGGAAGTTAGCAAGTACCATTTCACGGTATTCAACTGAGCCAACAGTTTTAGCCGAGATAAGGCCAAGAATAGCAACATTTTCACGAGCGCGTTCGATGATGGTGCGACCCAATTCAGCGTCGATACCTAATGCAATACCATCGGCACCAATTTGCATTTGCTTAAGGTCTAATGGGCGACCATTAGATACTGCATCTTGGATTGCAGTTTTAAGTTGTGTGCTAGCAGCTTTAACGTCAAATACAGCGTCGGCTTGTTTAGTATCTAATACCAATTCAGCTTGTTTTGCTTCTAAGTTAGCGGCAAGTTCTTTTACGTCTGCAACGGCAGCGTTTAACGTTTTAATCTCAGCTTCTTGCTCTGCGTTTTTGGCAGAAAGGGCAGCAACAGTTGCAGCGTCGGCTTTTGATTCTAAGCCAGTAGCTACTGCAGATTTTACGTCTTCGATTTTTAGTTCAGTCATGTGGTTTCCTTTAGGATGTGGTAGTAAATAATAAAATATATTAATAAATAGTTAATTGAGAGGTATCGTTATTGTTGCGTAGTCGTCCACGCACAATGCAGATTATTATATAATGTGGACTACCACTTTTATTTGAACCAGCTCTTGATTTCATCTACGGTTAATGTAGACGCTTCCGATTTAATTTCTTCCGGTTCGATTGGCACTTCGTTTTCGATTGGTGCGATATCTTCCTGAATATCTTCATCAGATTTTATTTCTCGACTTTCGATGTTTAGTTCTAGGTCTTTTTCTCCATCAGTGATGGTGTCTTCGTTTTTCATTGCTTCTGTTTCTGTTTCGTTTAGCCAAGATACATGGCGCACAACTACTTCACCAGAACCAACCATAATGTCACCGTTTTCAGCGACGGAATATGGGATTCGCAAGTAATATTCGGCAGAATCATCTTCCAAATAAACATGGGCAATAACATATGTCATATAAATATCTTGAATATAGACATACTTACCTTCACCGCCAGCACTTTTACGTATAGCTTCAGAAACAGTACCAGCAAATTCACCTAGTGACATTTCTGATTTTATTTCTAAATCGTGTGTGGTTGCTGGGGTTTCGGCTTTAATTTTAAATGCTTCTAATGCGTTTGCCATTTCAGCTTCGCTCTCCCGAACGGCCTTAATGGAATCGACAGCAGCCTGTGCTTGGCGTTTTGATATACCTGCAGCCTGAAGTGCTTTCTGTACTCCGCGCATAGGATTATCATTATCAACTAGAGCAGATTTAACAGATTGAATTAATGAGTCTTCGTTGCATGCGAATGTGACTAATGAAATTTCTTTCACGTCTAGTTCATGTAGCTCATTTACGCCATTAATCATTTTCTCTTTGACGGTTTTGTATCCGATTGAGAAACGCTTAAGAGCACCCATTTTAACTAGAGCATATGCTTCTGAGCCAGCTTGAGTTTCTAAGCAGAATTCACCTTCGAACAGTAAACCCATATCATCTTCTTTCATAGAAGTAATGATACCGATAGGATTTTCTGTGTGTCCATGTTGGCCAAGAAACTGTGGCATTTCTGCCTTAGCTGCCCAACCTTGGATACATTTTGTAAAGGCACCATGCATAGTTTTATCGTTCGCATGGTCGACTGTACCGAAAGTGTTTCCGTAGGCACTAAATGTGCCAATCTCACCGCCAGCTTTTATTTTAAAGCCACCGTATAAAGATTTTGTGTTCAGATTATACATTTTTATCCCCTGCTACTTCATTAGGTTCTGTCACCGTAGGATTAGCTACCGATTCCAAACCTGAAATTGTAGCTTCAGTCATTTGTTTTTGTTGGTCCCATGTACCATAAGTAAAATTGTTCGTACCTATGATATAAACGTCACCACCTTGAATTGTTGGTCGACCCAACTCACGACATGCATCATTTACCGAAGTTGTACCAAGAGCCATTTCTTCTTTGAGTGTTTGTACTAATGTTTTTCTGTCGCCACGTGTAAATTCTCTCTCATCCAATTTAATTGAATGGTTAGATGGTAATAATAATTTAATATTATTTTCCAAACGTGTAACTAAAGGCATTAATGAATCTCGAAAGAATGCTGTTGCTGTTTGTTCTATTGTGTTATACTTCATTGCGTCAGGTGAACCTAACATATGAAGAGGGACACGAAATATAGAAGCAATTTGCTCTCTTGAATATTTTCGTTGTTCGATTAACTGGACATCAACTGCAGACATTTGAATTTGTTGGTAAGTCATACCATATTCTAATACTGCTGTTTTTCCTGAGTTTTTCGGACCTTTATATAGCTCATCCCATTGGTCTTTTAGACGTTGGATTGATGCTTCGGCTTCTTCATCGTCACCGAACGTTTGTTCAGTTGATAATACGCCAGAAGGTCTTGCGCCATTTTCGAATAGTGCTGCTGCGTGTGTGTCGCCAGCAATTGCCGAACCAATTGTTTGTGAGGATTGTGTAATAGGGGATAATCCACGATAACCGTTGGTTGCGTTCAATTTAATGTGTAAAATTTCACTGGGTGCATATGTTTTAATTGTTTTATTACCTCTACCGTCGTTGGTAGTATAGGTATGATACACTTGCCCATATGAGTTCATGCTGGTGGTACAATTTTCTTGATGTTCGAACGGTACTAATTCGTATACGTTCTTATATCTATTGCGTTTTACCATTGCATAAAAGTTACCTAGCGTTTCTACACTAGTGACATACGTTTCGATGAATTCTTGCCAAGTTTGGTACGTGTTTGGTCGCTGCGTAAATACTGTATGCTGAGTACCAGACGTTATTTCGACTTTTTGGTTTCCATCATGGCTGTATAATTTAATTGGCAGTTGACCAATACTTTCTGCTTTAATACGGATACAAGAATAAACATCTTGCTGGCGCATAGCTGAAGTATAGGTGACAGTTGTCTTGGCACTAACACCATTAAAGTATTGTGATAGTGATTCTGCTGCATAAGGATTATCGGCCTTGGTTCCAACCGACGTGGGGATGGATTTTCTTTTAAACGGATTGCTAAATATCATGTCCATCCTCTTAGGTTGTTACTAGTCCTCGTTTCCGGTATGGATTCTTCGGGCTAGGAGTTTTAAGCTCGCAAAGTTGCATTCCGATTATAGTAGCTATAATAGAGTCAATTTTGTCGTGCGGTTTTGACTTATCTTTGAGAACTTTCATATTCTCATTGATGTCCTTGAAACAAACCGCGTTGGCACAACACCATTCAAACGCTTTGTCTTTTTCGTCATAATTTAATTTACCTTGAGCAATCAACGATTGAACCATTTTCGCAGGTTCACTTAAATGTGATATACCTTGCTTAACTTCAACCATTTCGATGTTACTCTTCTCCAGAGAAATTGCAAATTGCGATGCAGAATATGGGTCATACCCAACCATCTGTAAATCGTAATGTTTAGCACAATGTAATATTTCTCGCTTAATAAAGTCATAGTCTGTGGCAGCACCTTGGGTGATGGTTAATATACCATCCTCTTCCCATTGGACATAAGCTTCATATCGTGCCGGAGTGGCTGCATCGAGAGCATGCTCAGGTAAATAGTGCCGCTGAAATATAGTTACGCTACCATCATCTTCGGGGAAGAGGATGCTTAGTGCAGCTAAATCGATTTTTTGTGCTAAATCGAGTCCTATATAACATTTACGGCCTATGTAGTTTTTTATATCTAAACCTCGTCTAGAACATGTCATTTGCATGTGAAGTAAATCTAGATATGGTGAATCATTTGTATTTACGAAAACATCACAATATTTTGTTAGGAAATCTTTTCGGTTGGCGGCATTTTGAAGTGCGCCAGCGAAGTCTGAACGAAGGGTATGTATATTTGTAGCAAAACCAATAGATGGATTTGCTTTATACCAGTTCTTCTCATCTTTCCAATCATCATTATCATCTATTGCAAATTCCATACCGAAATATGAATCTAATTTTTCTAGGTTACTATTGATGTCTCTTACATGGTTTCTCTGTGCTATACAAACACCATCGAGCTGGGTTCCGGCTGTGGAAATTAGGAACAAAAAAGGGTCTTGGGTTGCACTAGTACCTGTAGATAATGTGTTCATTAAATCTGCATTATGGTGTGCGTGAAGCTCGTCACAAATACCCAAAGCAACACGTAATCCATCAATTGCCATTGGGTCGTTTGGCTTTGGTTCCATGATACCATCACGAAGCCACGATTTAAGATTGCTTGCCATGACGTCATAATGCTTACGGAGATTCCAGTCTGCAGATTTAATCATTTTCTTTGCATCTTTAAATACGATACCAGCTTGTTCATAATTACGGGCAACTACATAACAAGATGGGTTACCATTTGGAGAAAACGCCATGGTGTATAATGCTATTATAGAACATAGGAAAGATTTAGCGTTACCACGAGCAACCAATGTGAATGCTTTAGTGAATCTACGTTCTCCTGCTCGTTCATGGTTTTTGCCGTAATACCATCCAAACATATTACCTAATACGAACACCATCCACATTAGTAATTCTATTTTTTTGCCTTGCATCTTACCTTTAGTGTGACGGAATCTACCAGCGAAATCTATAACATCAGTTACTTCTTCAAATCTGAATTCCAACTCACCTTTTTCTATTCTACTACAATCATAAACAAATCTAGCACAAGCATTCTTTGTTTGTACGCCAGTTTTATTGAAATATATACCATCTTGGTGTAATACTTCATATGCGTATCTTCCGCATGATTGCCAAATCTGAGCAGTGTCAGTTGAGCCATTATGTATATCGAAATTAATGTCGCCAATATCAGAAATGAATTTCATCTCTTTACATGACTCAATATTATCTACGGAGATAAGTTTATGATATGACATTTATTACCTCCTATTTAAATTTATTTTAGTATGCACACTAATATGTATGCATCATTAAAATAAACTATATACGTTTCCAGTCGCAAATTAATCTGGCAATTTCTGGAACTCTCGCTCTCATTATCCCATTGCCTCTAAACTCCAAATATTCTTCTACATATCTTGCGGCTAATCCACGGTCGAATGTAGTCTCGAATACTTTCTCTCTAAGTCTAGTTAATTTTACTCGGATGGATGGGTCACCAATATCATCTAATGGTTTAGCATATTCATCTTCTCTTCTCTGGTCTTCGTTATATTTAATTTTTAATCTCTTGTACACTTTCATTTGTCCGTGTGGGTCTAAGCCAGCATATGGAGATTCTTCTTGAAAATCTGTTAATGATTTTAATACATCATAATTGTACATGACTGGAATCTGGTTCCATAAATTTAGTTCTATTGAAAGTGTCTTTTGGTCCACCCAATCTGTCACGTGCGAGAAATCCATCTTTAATATATCTTTACCTTTTATAACTTCATCTAAATAATCGTAGTCTGCGTCTGGGATAATTTTGGCAACATATCTACCAAGTTGTATTGTATTGTTTGACATTTTCTTAGCTCCTTGTAGGGAATATCTTTATAGAACCCTTTAAAAATGGGAGTTGTTAGAAAAGTACATTTGCGACTTTTTATTTGAGTTATCAGTTTTGGGCTATTTGTTAGCATATATTATATCGGTCGTTATCAGGCCATTTTTGACGAAATGCTCTGAAGGCCAGTAAAAACGGACTATTTGGTTTTATCTCTTAACATACCGTATCGATGTTAACACATTCATTTTACGCGAAAATTTTGGCAGCGCGGGTTAACCATAGGATTAGGTGTTTTATTTTGACAGCCCCCAAGGCTGATAGCCGCATTTTTAAAGGGCTGCAGAGCATATAGGGTATATAGTCATGTTTGAATCGATATTTTATTTTTTATTTAGAATATAGTTAAATGGTTTACAAGCCGCGTAATACATAGCGATGAGCCATATAGCAACATCATTATATTGATTGATATAGCAATGCGATAGCCTTACAAGCCGCGTAATACATAGCGATGCATGATATATGCGTATATGTAAGCCGTATATGTAAGCCATACGATATAGCTATAGATATAACTATGATTATGGTATGGTGTTTTGTGGTGGTGGTGGGCATAGAATAAGCTTTAATATATAGGGTATATATAGCCTTATATAATAGCTTAGATATACGTATATATGTTGATGTATATATCTATATATTTATATGTATATATGGGCCTTATATGGGGCATATATAGAATGATAATTATAGCTAAATATTGTTGTTAGGATATAAGGGAATAAGCCAGATATTTATTAATTATATAGCTACTCTTCCTAAT